AACTGAACGATAACGGAAAAACGTTTGAAGAAATCGCAGACATCATCGAAGAACAGCTATGATTTATTTTGTTGAAATGTTTGATGGGAATAAATATAAAGTTGAATCGGGTCATTGGATGGACATGCTTGGATTTAAAACATCGCATCAAGCAACATTCGTTTTTGATACATACTACAAACAAATTTTGAAAGATCGATTCTTTATGCCATTTGATAAGTTCTTGGAAAAGCTCCATTCTTTTGATAAAGTTCCATTCGTAACGAAAGACCAACTAGATATTTTATATGCCGATGTATGATTTTCATTGCCATTCATGTGGCAACCAATTTGAGAAGATCGTAAGTTACGATATTTCTCAACTCCCTATCCAATGTCCAGATTGTGAAAAATTTGATTCTCACAGACAACCATCAGCACCTCTTCTGGGAGATTCTGATAGAATGTTTGCTCAAAAGAAGACGTCATCGGGATGGAAGGAAGTTCTCAGAAAGATCCATAAAGGATCACCAGGAAGTCGAATGACAGAAACGTCTTCGATTGATTTTAGTTCAAAAGAATAATAAGGAAATAAATGTCCCAATTTGATGAAATGTCCCGTTTAAATGTTGTTCTGAATCGAGCAACTGCTTTGGCCCAAGAAGATGATAATTTTCGTCAGCATTTCTTGGATCATCTGAATATTCTCTTTGATAATCTTTTTGAAGACGACATTCTAGGGACGGAAGGTCAGAATGATCCACGCGGAGATCAACGAGATGGTGAATTTACTATGACTAACATTCAAGGATATGACGAATGAGCTTTGCAAAGACTTTTGAAACAGCTAAACATGGTCAGATTCTTCTGGTCATTCAAAGCAACGATGAGACAGGTAATCCACAAATCCAGTGGTCCGTGGAACCTCCAGAACTTGGAGTTTGTACGATGCGAATTGACCTCGAAAATTCTCAGCAAGGTTGGAATGCTGCAGACAAATATCTAGCGGATGCGACAACCGAGCATGCTTACGAAGTCGCAGAAGAGATGTTTGATGAACTTCTAAAACCTGGGATTATAATCGCAAAATGAAGAAAATTGTAGTATCTATTCTTTTTGCTTTTTCTTCATCTTGCTTTGCTCAATTGGATCCTCTTGTAGATTATCGGATGGGCGAGATTGTTTCTAGGAATTCATCTGGCACAATCATCCGATCACAATCTGTTCTGAGAAAATTCCAACAAACATATCCATGTCCAGCAACAGGAGCCAAGATCGGAACATGTCCTGGATGGGCGATTGATCATGTTATTCCTCTTGCATGCGGAGGCAGAGATGTTGTATACAATATGCAATGGCTACCAGCTACAATCAAGTCTTCATCTGATTCGGATAACAAAGACAGATTTGAGAGGAAGGTTTATGGCGGCCATCAAATGTCCAAAGGATGTCCATAAATGGATCCGATTTCTGAGAAATATCTTTCCATGATAGATCCAATTTCGTGGAGACGTGATTTAAACATCAATCCGATTAGCATATGCATTGGATTAAATCGACATATCGAATTGAATGAAGTATATCATGTTCGTGACATCACATCATATCCAACTAACGATGAAAATGAACAAGAAAAAATCCACAAAATTTTGGAAATTCCAAAGATCCAACATTCCACAAATCATTATCTTGGATCTGGATCCGTTGATATAAACCATTTCTTATGGGAACATCATAAACACGGATCGCCGATTCCCAATCATATAAAGAATCATATTAAAGCAATCGATTCCGATATGAAAGATAGAATTTTGTTAGATCATCCAATCAAATTGTATTCTGGTTTAATAGAGTCTCCTGCTTCCATTTCTGCGATGCATTGGAATTCAACAAGACCTAAAAAGATAATTCATATCCCATCATACATATCAACTAGCACTGATTTTAACACAGCGGCTAGATTTACTCAAAATGATGAGAAATCAGAACATCATGAATCCGATCATCATGGAATTGTGATGTCTCATGCTAGACATGTGATAGAATTAAACTTTCCTAAAATGATTCATAATGCTGCATCTGTTAAAAATCATTCTGGAGCTAATGAAGACGAAGTTCTTCTTGGTCGAGATCATGAATTTGAATTGCATCCTAGACCATATAAAATTGAAGGATATGCTGATCCAGTTTATCTATGGAAAGCATATCATGCTCCTTGTCAGAAACTAAAGAAAGAAATAAAGTAATAGAACTAAGTACCGAATGAAGAAAAAACTAATCCTTCACCGTTGACCAAGGCGCGATTTCTCGAAAGGGACTTCGCGCCTTTTTGTTATGTTTTCTACAACTCAAACCATAGGAACCATAGAATGACCAGACGTGCTACACCTCGCCGCAAAGACAACATTGTTCAACTTATCCAGAATGATGTTGATGCTGCTAGAAATGGTCCGCAGAAAAGGAAGACATTTTCTGCTCTTGATATGTATGATATCAAGCCTCTTACAGAAAATCAGGAAAAAGTTTTTGAATTGTTTGATCCAGAGCCAGACACTGGATTGATCTTAGAAGGATGTCCAGGAACAGGAAAAACATTCCTTGCTGTTTATATCGCATTGAAATTTATCCTGGATAAATCAACTCCATTCAAGAAATTGATCATTGTTCGTTCTACTGTACCGACAAGAGATATGGGTTTCCTCAAGGGCACCGAAGAAGAAAAATTTGCTCCTTATGAACGTCCATATATGGCTCTATTTGATTCCATTTTCAAAGTCAAGAAGTCATATGAAAATATGAAAGAGCTTGGTTTGGTTCAATTTGAATCAACTGCTTTCCTCAGAGGAAATACGTTTGACGATGCAATCGTTCTCTTTGATGAATTTCAGAATAGCACATATGAAGAATTCTCAACTGTAGCTTCTCGTATTGGGACGAACTCGAAGTTCGTCGTTTCTGGTGATACACATCAAAGCGATCTACAAAAAGCATGTGACCTTTCTGGAAATCAAAAGTTCCTGAAAGTCATGAAAGCAATGGGATCTAATGATTATGTTCGTTTTGCTCCAGAAGATATCGTAAGATCTGGATATGTGAAAGATCTTATCTTGACTCAAATCAAGCTCGGGTATCTGTAAGAAGTGATCCAGGCTGTTTGATTTCATGTCATAAGTACAACGACACCTCCCAAAGAAATCAAACAGCCCTGGACATGTTTTAACGTGTCGATGAGGTAGTCTTATCCAAGATGGAACAATCATGACACTTACTAAAGATCAAATCACAAATTCTGCTAAGTCAGTCGGCTTAGATTATGCAACCGTTGCAGCTATAGCATCAGTTGAATCATCTGGTGCTGGATTCGACACAAAGACAAATTTTCCAATCATCTTGTTCGAAGGACATAAGTTCAGTAAATTCACAAATGGAAGATTCGACAAGACAAATCCAACAATCTCTTATCCTGTTTGGACTAAGCAATTCTATGCCAAGGATCAAACAGGAGAACAAGCTAGGTTACAGACTGCAATTGCTCTAGATAGAAATGCTGCACTTCAATCGACATCTTTTGGAATGTTTCAAATCATGGGATTCAATTATGGATACTGTGGATGCAAAGATGTTCAAGATTTTGTTAACAAAATGTGCGTATCCGAACAATCTCAATTGGATCTTTTCTTGAAATTTATCTCTGCTAGAGGTATGATTCCATATCTTAAAGCAAAAGCATGGGATAAATTTGCATCAAGTTACAATGGTCCATCTTATAAACAAAACAACTATGATATCAAGTTAGCAAATGCTTACTTGAAATTCAGTAAAGAAGTATAAAGATTGATAATCCAACATAACACTTCGAAGGGAAGATTCTATGAAACGCCTCATGGACTTTTCCCTTCTGTCACAACAGTTCTTTCATCTCTTCCAAGTCCAGAGTTAGATGCATGGAGAGAAAGAGTCGGAAGAGAACAAGCAGATTTAATTTCCAAGAGAGCAACTGATAGAGGATCTCGACTTCATGCATACTGCGAGAGCATTCTGAAGAAAGAAGAACCAAAGAAGCTTGATATCTTTGATAAAGCAGGATTCAAAGGAATCGATGCAGTTCTATCCAGAATCAAGCCAATAGCAATCGAACAATTCTCTTATTCTTTGGAATTGGAAGTTGCTGGATCGATGGATTGTTTTTGTAAGCTGGATAAGAAGTTGTGTGTTCTGGACTTCAAGACAGCTAGTAGAGAAAAATTCAACGGAGAGTTTGATTCTTATTGGATACAGACATATGCATATGCAAATATGCTAAAAGATAGGCATGGGATAGAAGTAGAAGATCTGTGTATTGTAATGCAATTTGATGGCGATACAAGAATTTTCTGGGAGAAAGCTTCTAACTGGAAAGATAAATTTAAGACAATCAGAGATCAATTCACTTATAACGAGCAGGAGATAAAAGATGAAATTCAAAAAAATAAATGATCACTTCTTTCCAGGTAAAGAGGACATCAATCAATCTTACATCTATTTGCACGGCGAGATAGATCACGAATCGACATCCCCTATCATAGAAGGGATCATTGCTTCAAATTTAGAAAATGATTGCGATTGTAAAGATCCAGAAGAATGTGATTGCGAAGAAAAAGAAGACGTGATAAATTTGCTGATATGCTCTCCTGGAGGAGATGCAACAGCAGCTCTTTCTTTGATTGCAGTGATTGAAGCTTCTGAAATTCCTATTCGAACAATTTCACTAGGCGAGTGTGGATCAGCAGCTTTGATGATCTTTATTTCTGGACATCAAAGAGTGTTGACACCATACACATCAATTCTGAGTCATCAATTCTGGTCTGGTACAGAAGGATCGTTTTCTGGTCTTCAATCTGCAATGGTAGAGTTCAACAACTATCATGAAAAGATTGTAAAGCTCTACACAGATAAAACTGGACTTGATCGTAAGTATGTTGAGAAGTACCTTCTGAAAGATACAGATTCATGGCTTACACCAGATCAAGCATTGGATCACAAACTTGCAGACATTATGTGTGATTTAAAATAAAAGGAAATAAAATGTCAAATACAAATACAGAAAAACAAGTCTTAGATCCAACAAATCTAATTCCGCTTAAAGCAACGGTTCCATCTACATTTGCATCCCTGCCCTCCCTTCAATCAGCCCTCCCCGCAGCAAGCAATGCAGGGAGTGTGCAGAATGTGGGTGCTCAGCCTTATATGGCTGTTAATGGGGCTTGGGTGCCTGTTCTGGCTCCCGGAACTGCCAGCGTGTGCGCCGACATCATCTCCCGCTATGAAGTGGCTAAGGGCAACAATGCCCGGGTGAATGCGTTTATTCCATCCGCTGCCGGTGCGCCTGCTGCGAATGCAGTGGGCTACACAAACAGCGGCGTCAATCGCTCTGGCTACAATTTTATTTCGTTGTCTGCTGGTGTTACTAACTCATTCCCAAGCAACGGCGGGGCACTGCTGAAAAACCCGGTCAGGTTTTATGGTGGGTTCCCGTTCGCTGGAAGTTCCAACATTTGCAAGGCGGCCAGCTATTACCTGCTGTCAGCCACAGACCCAAATAATTCAGGCACTCGCGCAGTGACTCAAACCGGACGGCTGGTGTTCGTCACAGATGAGCCTAAGCCCATCATTAAATCAGGCGGTGATGCAACAAAATTCGTGCTGAACATCAATGATGGGAGCGGCTGGAAGCGCGTGGTAGATCCAGCGCTGGCCGCAGCAAACCCTGTAAATTCGTCATTCCAATCCAATGCCACAGGTGGGCTGTGGGATACCCAGCTAGACGCCACAAATATAGGCGGTCGCAAACGGCGAATCTGGGAGATTGTTTTTCACGACGACTTCGGTATCGTTGAAGTTGGTATCGGCCCAACATCGACGTGGTATGACCCGCCCACATCCCCCAAAATGCTACTGCTGGCTGACTCTCTCGGGGGAACTGTGTCGCGCGGGAACGGTATTGATGCCTACCCTGCGGTATTGCAGGATATTTTAGATGTGCATGACCTATGGATGTTGTCTGAAGGTGGCACTGGCTTTATCAATACAAATTCAGGCACATCCCGCACCCATCTGCAAAAACTCCAACTCGCTGCAACGATGCCGCAGCTTGCGGATATCCAGATCGGCTATTTGCCACCATCCGTCAATGACGCTTCTTACTCCGCAGCCCAGATCACAGCGGCGGCGACCGACGCGATCCGATACGCGGTATCGACATGGCCCGGAGTGCTGTGGATCGTTCCTGGTCCGACCGCATCAAACGACACGACAAATCAGGCTACGATGATCGTCGTTGAAAACGCTGTTATCGCTGCCGTGAATGCCGTTAACTCGCCTTACGTGAAATTCCTGCCGATGATGACTGACCCAAATGGTCAGGCAATTAAGGGAACGGGTAATAGCGATGCGCCCGCAGGCAATGGTAATGCTGACTACATTTTTAATAACTCAGACGGCGTGCATTTCAGTTCAAACGGGCACCTTGTGTGGGGTAAAGACCGAGTAGCGCCCGGCATTATCAATCTACTGCGCAAGTGGATTGGCGAAGCCTGACCCGCACCCCTAGCCACTCAAGAAACCCAAGCCCGCCGCATGCGGTCTTTTCATTTGGAGGTCCGTATGGATAAAGTCAAACTCTTGGTCACCCTGGCCGTGGCGGCCTTCGGGCTGCTGTCGCAGGTCTGCATGCTGCTGGGCTACACCCGCCCCGCTGGCGACCCGACCCGCTTCATCCTGATCGGCACCAGCCACCCCGGCAATGTGGGAGCCACTGCACGCGCCATGAAGGTGATGGGCTTTACGACACAATTCCTCTCATATACAGATCATGATGATCCATATAAACATAAGATGTACTAACTTCTGTTATTTTACGCAATCGAATAATAGCTTGTTCTGCTTCATTAAGAGTTCCATTATATCTGTGTGACAGGCATCTATATTCGATAGAAATAGGGATCCAGACATCGGGATGACCTCCATCGCAGCGAAATTCAGCTCTGAATTCATCGCCTTGTTTCATAATTCGATATTTGATCATTCAACATCCTTTGCTTCTCTGCCTTTAAGATATCCATGAACAAACATTGTCCATATGGTTCTTTGCATTGTTGTATCTAGATCTTGATATGCTTTTATATCTTTCCAAATAGTTCGGAAAGCATCTTCGATATCTTTTCTTTCTTTGATTTGATCTGGTGTAAATTCTTCAGTCATATGACAGTAGTCCTTCGTTTTGCTTTAGGGAAGAAGATGAGTTCCTTGATTGGAAACTCTACGATTTCATTTGCCTTTGGTTTCTTGCCATTGATGATCACAGAACCATTATTGCACCATCGCATGATTTCAGAATTGGATGGATGAGAGCATGGTTTTTCTGCAGACATCGGAATGACTCCGATTTCTTTGATCGCATTCAAAGCAGTCATCTTGATCATCGTATTCTCCTTAACAATGCCAAGATTATACGATGATCATGAATATTTGTCAAGTTCTAAAGAAGTTTCAGATGTCCGGTGATCTTGTTAATTTCATCGCCATCATGTGGACCGATAGCACAGCATGTATGCGTCGGAACTCCGCCGAATTCAGTCAATCCAGAATCTAAGATCAGAGAATTTAGCATACCAGCATCTCGAGCTTTCTTTACGATTTCCAATAGATCTTCTTCAGAATCAACATAGACGCAAATTTTCTTGAATCTACCAGACAACCATTGATCCAGATATGATCCTTTCGTAGCAGAAAAAGAACGATGAACTTCAGTCTTGGCATGAACGCATGACCAGTCATATTCTTCCGAACTCATCAAATCTAAGATGACTTTCATAGAAGCATGTGCTCCTTGAGCAATCTGCTTGCCTCGTCGCATGTTAAGATCTTTGCGCATTACAATGACTTGTTTGATGTCTTTTTCCATTATCTTGGTCCTGTGTTCTGTTGTTTTGGATATAGCAAATCCATGATTTCTTCTGGCGATTCATTCACCTCGATTTTATACGAATTCATGAAAATGATCGATCCATTATTGTAAGATGTACGATGAAAAGATATGATATGGTGACTGAAGATATGAACAACATCTTTAGCTACAGAATTGAGTTTGATGATTTCTTTCATTTCGAATAATCATGTGAAAGAGGACAAATTTCTTGAACTGGACACTTGTCACAATACCACTCTGAATCAAAATATTCATCGTTATGACGACACGTCCATGGCTTTGGATCTGGTCCGCCCCATCCCCATTTGACAGGCATTGTGTTGGCAATATTCTTGCAAAGATCACCAAGCTTCTTATCTGATAGATGAGATTTTTTCTTCTTTTCTTTCAGAAGTGCATCATATTCTTCTTGAGTCAAAATGTATTGCATGATCAGTCTTTCTTAAAATACTTGATGATTTTGCGGAAGAAATTGGATTTTTCTTCGAATAAAATTCCGTCTTTGCATTTCGTCACACGCATCGTAACACATTTTGTTAAGTCTTTCTCACCTGATACAGCAGTGTATGATGTATCATCCAATGATTGTTCGTGATTGCATACGAGTCCGATGTAGTTCCGATGTCTGATATGTTTACAATTGATGCAGATTTTATTTGTCATATCAAATTCCTTTAACGAGAGTCTTGAACATATCGTAATCGTGCTGTTCTGGACGTTTTGGTAGATAGATATCAGTCGCAGTTACAACAGAACGAATGCATGTCTTTGCTTGCTCGCGAAACTTTTCTGGAATGTTGATCAACTGCTCATCAGTCAGTGTGATCTCTTTTCGTTCACGATATGCAAATGTTCCACGTTTGAAGAAGTATGGATAATCATTGAAGTTGATTCCAAAATTTGCAAAAAGCATTTCTTGCATTTCGTTCGAATGCTTGCCATGCAATTCTTTATGAGTGAAATAAGCATGCGCAGCCATTGACACCGCATTCTTTGTAGCATCAAGTTGACGCCAAAGAAAACAATCATAAGCATCTTCAAGTGTAGGAACCACGAACGCACGTGCATCAAACACCGGAGATTCGGTTATTTTAGACGGGAGGTATCCAGGTATCAACTTGTTGAAATAAACACTTGTAGACGCTGCTAGCAGACTTTCCAGCTTTTGGAAACGTCCGCCATAAATGTATTCTGCTTTCGAATCTCGATCGATGTAGAACAACAAAGTGATTTCATCCGATTGACAATACCCAAGATTTGCTTGGAATGCATCAACGAGATACTTCATCGTTTCAATCATCATCGAAGAAAGACCATCATCATATGGCTTCTTCACACCTTTTGTGAAAGTATGAAAAGCTTTTCCATCAAGACGCACAATGATTGGCTGTCCCTTGAATGCTTGTCGACGAGTTGAAAGTGATTCGTATGACTTGATACGATCACCGAGTTCATCATTTACTTGAGCCATTGGATCACCTTTTCCATGAATGTTGGTTTTTGTTCGAAGCTTTCGCACTCATCTTTACGAATATGACAGCAATAATTGTATAATTCATTAGTTTTATCAACTTTTCCTGTTACTCTGTTGTATTGCTCTGTCCTTCTGTAAAGAATTGATATCTTACAACGACCAAACCTTGGACTAGTATAACTATTGATAAAATGCTTGCATTCAACGCAAGGAGGAGTTCTGATTTCATTCATAGCGGATTCCCAATAATAGATCCTTGATTGATTCGTTCTTCGATTTCAATTCTCGACCTGACAGACAGATATAGAAAATAGCCTGAAACGATCACCGTGAGAATCATTAGAACTTTTTTCATCAAAGACTTTCTTATGTAAAAATTGTTAGATTTTGTGTAGTGTAATCATAAGCATATCCAGAATACATGTTGTAGCTACAGAGAGCAAGTACAATTTGAATAACTTTCTTTGACTCATCTATCGAAGAGCAATACATCTCTCGAGTTTTGAAATCTGGATCAAGCAAACCTCGATGCTGATGCCGCTTTAGTGTCTTGAACACTTCTCCGACATGATCTGGATTGAATTGTACACGATAGACATTTGCCTTGATATCATTTTCAACAGCAAACACAGTTTGATCTTTTGAAGCTTTCTCCAAAAAGTCAAGCGCACCATATATTTCTTCTGACTTGATGCATGCATATGTAAACTCCATTGTCAGAAGATTTGGATAAAGATAAGAATCTTTCTTATCCATTTCCAGTTCGATTTTAGTCAAACCTGAAACGATGTCTTTGATTTTATGTTTCAAAGAACAGCTCCTTGTTGGATTTTCTTCTTTGCTTTCTTCTTGATTCGCTTGACTTGATTGTCCTTGTGCAAGAGGTACTTCGGACCAAGAGCTTCTTTCGCAGCTTGGAGTCGTTGAGCGTTGCGTTCTTGGAGTTCTTTCAATTGCTGGTCATTCATAATAATTCCTTTTTAAAATCAAAGACCTTGTTCTTCAGCAAGCATTGCACATAGCTTGAGCCACATGTAGCGAGCACCTTGAGAATCTTTCACATCTTTGAACGTATCTAAAGAATCCAAGTAGTGCGCATTAAAACCTAGATTATACATTCCTGCATGAATTTCATCAATCAACTCTCGATCAATTTCATTCCTTTCAAATACAGCATTCAGAGCATCGCAAGAAAATTCTGAACGATATCCGATGTCTGACGAAATAAACCCTCCAAAATATTCTGGCAAATGATAGAGATGTATATCTGCTGCTTGATGGAAGATTTCTGAGATTTTCAACTGAGTCATAATATTTTCTTTCATTGAGATTTAAGTTTACGAAGATCAGAATTCAAACGAGCAATGATCTTCTTTTCGCTAGAAGGAGCACCAGTAAACACATTAATCAAACAAGGCCAACGACGACCAGAAGGTTCAACAGCATCTGCAAACATCATGACCATGATTTCATCGGCCTTACCGTATCGTTCCAGATAATCACTGGAAAAATGTGGCTTCTTTTCGATCCTAGCAGTGCTGAGATCAACAGAGTAACCGTTTTGAAGTTTGGTAAGTTTTGTCATAATTGATCTCCTTGTTTCCAATAAATCAATTATACGACAATTTCAATGCGTGTTCAAGTAGTTCATCCAAAATTTCTTGGCTTTTTCTGAAACATGTGGCATGATCTCTTTGACATCGAAGCCAGAAGCAATGATCGTATCCTTTTCTTCCTTTATTACATCACCGACAACCCATTTGATATAAGCGCCAGTGTTCTTGATATCAATCTCCAAACTCATTTCACCGAGCTTGTCAATGCCTTGATTGAGTCGATTTTCTGTAACAGCTTGATCAACAAGTTCTTTGATCGAATTCAGCTTTTCAATATCAACAGCTGCGATTTCCTTGAGAGTCTTTACTTTCGACGAACTATGCTTTTCACCTTTCACCTTGAATTTCAAGTTCTTTTCATGATTCCACCAGACGATTCCTTCGCCAACACCAGAAACACCAAATGCTTTGCCAACAGGACATTCTTCTTCAACTGCGATGGTCAATTCAACTAGATGATTTTGAATTTCTTCTGGCTTCGAGAAATCGATTGAAATGTTCCATACATCGAAATCATAGATGCAACGGATATCATCGGTTCGATGAACAGTTGCTTTGATTTCATGAGGAGTCAGTTCGTTACGTTTACCGTCTTCATCAACGCCAGTGATGTTGAAAATCACGAACATCTTTTCGAGTTGATTTAGAGCAACGCCCTTCTGAATAGAACCGCCGCACCATTCACCGAAGATGATGATCTTCTTGCTACCTTCGAGAATTGCAGATGCAAAAACCAAAGATTTACGAAGAGCCTCGATATTTCGTTCTCCCCACATAGCAAACCCAGCATTGTCTGATTCGAGGGTCAGCTCGCGATCACGACTTTGAAATGTATGAGAGCCATCTTCATCAAATACAACATTGGCATTCGTTCCATGCAGCTTGACAGTGCCGATGAATTCCAGAGTTGGAAGAGGAGTACCATTCCAGTTAGATTGATCTCGCACTTGCTTGATGATATTCTTGAATTGTTCAATAGATCCAAATTTTTCCATGATGATTCCTTCTTAGTTCGATGTTTTGGTGATTGTAACTGCGTAGCCTTTGGATGTCAAGAATTCGATTGCTGATTCGACCGAATCAATTCGCATGTTTTTCAATCGAACATAGCTGACATTGCATGTTTGAACATTATCAGTCTTTGTCCACCTTGCTTTGACTATTTTGTCGGAATCAAAATTTTCGTATAATTCTTCAATCACTCCGATATCATTGTGATCAGAATTTCCAGGGTTGATGTAAATAATTGTATCACCTACATGAAGTCGATTACCATTTTGATCAAAATAATCACTCATAATGTTTCTCCAATATGTTTCGCAATATCATAATTATATGAGGAAATGGCTTGGAAGTAAAGACCTCCAAGCCATTCTTTTAAACCGTTACATCTTACTTGAACAGATCAACACCAAAGTTTTGATCAATAGTCTTCACTTCCTTCCAAGCTGGCTCATATTCGCCTTCTTGCAGATCTAGGAGATTATCAACAATACACTTCTTCAGAGCAGCAACAGACTTAGCCTTGGCGCCCTTAAACGGACGTGTGATCAACACATTACGACTAGCAAGTGCTTGGGCATTGTAGACACCGATGTTACGATACGTGATAGCCTTCACAATAAAAGGAGCGCTCGATGGAACATCAAAATTAACCATCGTCGCGCCATCTTCTGGCTTCAGCTTTTCGAAAACAGCAGCAGGCCAGCCAGTTACAGACATCATAGCATCAATTTGACCAGTCTTCAGAGCTGCAATTGCTTTGGCATCTGTGTCAAAATCAGAGATCTGCATATTGTATCCAAGTTGCTTATCCAGTTTACGACCAAGCAACTGGGCAGAACCAACTAGAGCAACACGACGACCACGCAATTGGGAGAAGTTCCGGATGTAAACAACTTGATCTGGTTCGGATGTAATCCCGCCCCACTTCTTGGCACCGGCAATTCGAGAACCATTTGTAGCCGCGAATACATGGAGGAAATTGTTGTTCAGAGCAATGACTTGCTGTAGAGCACCGATGTTTTCATCGCCTGTTCGCATTGTCAGCAAAGTGTCAATCTGAGCAATGCCCAGGTCAGCATGATTAGCACTCAATGCCATCAAATTATCCAGACCTCCGGCTGTGATATATTCCGACAAAGGAACAGTAGAGCCACATACAGCTTTGATATTTGCAAACAGAGCAGAGTAGCCCTTGCCAGAAGTACCTGTTGCAATTTTCAGCGGAGGCAGACTTTGTGCGTTAGCGATAGATGCAACAGCCAAAATAGCCATGGCAGCGAACTTCTTAAAAATGCTATTCATATTCTTCATGATAATTTCCTTTTCAGTTGATTAAGATTTCTTACAGACCGTTGAACGTAGAACCAGATGGAGGAGGACTTTGTTGAGGAACTTGTGATTCCTTTACCGGAGATTCGTTAAAACCACCATTGGCAACGAAATAACCACCAGCAAGAACAACAATAAACAAAATACTCATTACAATGCGATACATGATTTACTCCTTATCGGATAACTTTAACGTTGCTAGGCGTCGATGATACAACAGTACGCGCTTGGATGTCAATGACCTGGGAAGAATTATTCGTCAAAGCAGGTGGGCTGTTGAACGTCATGTCATTGTAATCAAGTGCCATCGATGTTTCAAGATCAGCCATAACTTCATTCAAAGAAGATGTTACGGAATCCAGAGCAGTCTTCTGTCGAATCTCATCCATCGGATCAATGTTATCGAACTTCTTCATTGCTCGATTGGCCTTCATTGCAGCTTGAGTCATATCCCAGATATCTTGCGCCTCGACAATGATCTGGTTGAACTCACCAAGCTTTTCCTTTGCTTGCTTCAACTTTGCAGTTCGAACAGATAGAACATGATTCATCTTGTCATATGTATCTTGGAATTCAACTGCCTTTTGCGGACGTCGCTGCTTGAATTCATTCAACTTGTCTCGATAATCTTTCACTTCAGTGGAAAACTGAGCAATTGCTTCTGCAGACTTTGTGAGTTCTTGTGTCTTCTTTGCATACAGCAGCTGAAGATCTTCAACCGGATTTCGAGAAGAATTGAACTTGATGGCCTTGATCTTCATTTGTGCTGCCCACTGAGCAAACACAGGAAGAAAGTTCACAATGGCAAGCCCACCAAAACCAACAATCGCCAGCGCAATAATGCTCTTGATAAGGAATAACGCAGCAAAGCCACCTACGCCAATTGCTGCAGCACCCAGACCATATTTCAAATACTTTTCAACATTCTGATTCATGATATTTCCTTTTTCAATTGTTATCGAGTGTCACTCGATTGTTACAGTAAAATTCTTACCTGATTCTCGATAAAATTTCATCAAGTCGAAAACTTCTTTTTCCATCGAGAATGGATAACATGTTCGAACATCACCATTAGATGTATGCAGAGCAATGCAATATTCAGTCTTTACATCTGTGATCAACTGAAGTTCTTCTTCATAGAAGACTCGACCTTTGATCGTGCAAACTCCTGCTGATCGAATGGCTTCGATGACTCCTTCAGTCCCTCTCATAGACTGCAAAGCGGCACTTGCGCTAGAAGAGATGTTAACAACACGAACACGATCTCCAACTTTAAACTTGCTCATAATGTTCTCCAATGTGTTTCAATAAATGGATTATACAAGAACTTCGATGAAATGTCAATTCTTTACGAGTTTATATCCAAGTTCTTCTGCCGCACGTTGGAGCAACTTCAGGCGAACGCTTTCCTTGGTATCAAAACGAGACCAATTATCAAAAGTAATCTTATCCGAAGACAAAGAATCCAGAACAACAAGACTTTGACGATCAGCATGAACTGTTTCTACGATAGAACCATATTGGAAATTCTTACAATCGTGAAATGTGAGGAATTTGCCAGAAGCATTAGCAATCTTTGTGCCAAGCATTGGATCATTTTCCCATTCATGCATTTGATCATTGCTCAAGATAACAACAGTACGATAGCCCATAATGTTCTCCAGTGTGTTTCAATAAATGGATTATACGAGAACTTATTCTGAAAGTAAAGTCAAAAGACTGATTTGCTGAATTTTTCTGCTGTAATTTTTGACAAAAATCACTTGTCTTTCTCCGATATGATACCATCTATGTTCAACTTCGTAGACAGAAATACTGAAGCCAGACACACTCAAAGCATGGACATGTGCATCAACATCAAACCAACGATCTAGACTTGCCATTGATTCAAATCCGAAGATCCAAGAATTCAAACTATCTCTTCGACATTCTCCCCAAATTGCCTTGAGTAGTTCGTCGTTTTTTGGAGTTGGATGAGTTGTTTGATTGTTGTAATACAACTCATTCCAGTTTGGATGATCGCTTAAAGCTTCGTTATATCTTACAAACGGACCTTTGCCTTCTTCACATTCAACTCTGTAAATTTTTTGCATAATTGACAGTTCATTATAAAAAATTTGATTATACTTGACGGAATCATATCCGTCAAGTCTCCTTTACTTCATGCAAGTTACAGAAGCAATCTGACGCCAGTTGTCAGGAGAGATACGGGTCAGGTCTGCAATCTTCTTCACAATACGCAGGCTCAGTTCGGACATAGAAGTCTTGTTCATGTCGATGAACTGGACAATTTCATCGCGCATACGATCACCATATTCATCAAGCATACCAGACTTGTAGACAACAGAACGAATACGCACCATGTATTCGCGTTCAGTCTTGATAGCCAAATCGATGTAATGCGAACGGCTAATCATTGCTTCAAAGTGAACAGACAAACGAGTTTCGCGAGCAATTTCTGCCTTGAAATCCTTATTGGTGATGAACACCAAAGCACCACGGAATTCAAATGTAGTTGGAATTTCATCACCGTCTTCGTCAATTTGCTGAGCATTCGAAGCCCAAGTAATGAACCGTTCGTCAGAAGAATCACAAGCAGCCTTCAAGAAGTTCAAAGATGTCTCGTTGTCAAAAACGCTATCAGCATCGTCCATTACAATCAGATGGTTATTAAAACGATGCTTCCAAAGAGTACGGAACAAGCCTGTTGGAGTAATTTTACCCTTCAGGATCGAGCAACGTTCTTCAGGCAACTCGGATGCAGAAGACAACACAGTAAACGACTTACCAATGCCAGCAGAACCAGACACAATCATCGAACGGCAATCGCCTTGGACTGCAGCACGTGCCATCATGTCCATCACATCAAATCGCAGATTGATACGAGCTTCGATTTCTTCATCTGTTTCTTCAATCTTGATGATTTCTTCGACTGCGATCTGAACATCAGTAACAGACGATTCGATCGCTTGTCCATTTGCCTTCAAGAACGAGTCAAACTTCTTCATATCTGCTGTGCCACGTTCTGCGCGGCAAATATGCCAGAACGCGTTAGGGATATATACATCTGGGCGATTGCCACGGAAGCTCTGTACTTCGATGGTAGTAACAACATCCTTCTTGAACATATCACGCAGAGCTGCGATCAAAGTAATCATCTGGGAAAGAGTTTGTTGGCGCATATCGTATCCTTCAATATCAAAATTAAAATGTTTAACAACCTAACCAATAAAGTGATTATACATTAGATGAAAGAAAAGACAAAGAAATCTAATGAAAGACCCTTTGTCTTTGTATGATTTATTTGAATGACTCTAGCAGATATCCATCAAAATAAAGAATCCAATCCTGTTTTGACTTGATCTCCAAAGAATGATTCGTGTTCGGTATGTGTAACTTTCACATTCTTTGAAATTTTATAGAACGTAACAAGATCAGCCAGCGTAATGCTTGATCTGTTCTTGATTTTTCCCCAATAATTTTCAACAGAAACTCCACCAAAATTTTCAATTTCTGTCTGAACATCTTGCAAAGTTGAAGATGTTGTTTTTGGTGTCAATCGATCTAAATCAAGCAGCACATCGTCGAACAATTTCATATTCCATTCTGGATCAAAATATGATGTAACCCATGCTCGTCGATCCATCACTTCTGGTTTTCTGAACTCAAAGTGATCCATGTTATCCAAAACAGTAAGTATTCCGGGTGGACACATATCAACCCAATTCTCTTGATACACGAAGACCGGCATAAAGAACAATGCTTCAAGAACAGCTAGACTCATCATTTCGTTCTTTGCAGGATGAAACATCACTTCGCCTCTTGATATAAAGTCTACCTTCTCTTGACCAAAAATGCTAGTTCTAATTTCACATTCTAGACCAGCTTTTGCGAATTCTTTTTCGAAGAAATCCTTGCCTTTGCTGTTTGTAATGATCAACCCTTTCTTCTTGAACTTGATGCAAAGCTCTAAGAAATCTTTGGGACGCTTGATGTCTCGAAATGTTCCATTGTAGAATACAGTGTTCGGTTCTGGCTTAGGATATGTCTTTACGAATAGATCGTATTCAGATGTTACCATCGGAACATGATACAGTTCCTTGATAAAGTCAAATCTTTTTCCTGGCGCTTGGGTGATATGAGGCAATTCTAGAAGACCAAGATTGATTGCTCCACATTCATCGATGCTTTCTGGATATCCTCGATAAAATATGTTATGATGTGTATATGCAACAGTCGGAACAAAATCATTGAAACCGACATGCGCCATGTAAGTTCCGATCTCATGGCTGTTTACAAAGAGACAATCATAAATTCTAGTCTTATATGCTTCTTTGATCGAAGCAATAATGTTGATACCTAGCTCAAAGAATGATTTCTCACCATAGAACATGAAGAATTCCGAAGATTTCCCGTACGAAACAGATTCATTCGAGCATATGATATCGCAGGCTTTGATATTTTGAAATGGGATGTCTGTCTTCTTGATTGGTCGATCGACTATGATATCGCATATGTAACGACCTTTTGATGCAGCAATGAAAGAATCGATATAGAATCCAATCCCACCTAGACTAGAAATATGTCTGCCTAGAACAAGAATTCCAATGCGTTTAATTTGATTCATTTTTAGATTTTTATTGGAAGAATTGGAAAAGAAAATCCAATGTAATGACTGAGCGCACCAGTGCAAAATGTCATCAGAAGCCCTAAACAATATGTTGTCAGATAGTTCATAACGATACCATACATTTCTATGAGTTCTATCTCTGGCATAGCAAAAGAAGGAAATAAATTTGTTGGAAATGTTGGCATACCTGGGAATCCTGAAAGTTGACTTTTGTTCTTTACAGCATTCATGATCGTAGTTTGATCTGGGATTGTAGGTGGACTTTGTATGTTTGAAATATGTAGATTTGATGTGACTTGACTGATCAGACTAAAAATCAAAGAAGGAATCAAGATAAGATATCCTTTGACAGCAATTGACATTTTTTGCAGAATATCGATCTCTGGAATTTTCAAGCTCTGGTATAGTTGATTAGGAACATATGGAATCGAACTATTTTGTATGGCCAAAGATTTTAAACTTGCTGGATTTCCGTTCAATAGTTCTACTAAACCAATCGAAGATCCTGATATTTTTGGGATAATCGAATTGATGTTTTGATTCAGAAACGAAGCCAGTGGAAAGATCATAGCCAATGATGTTGTCAGTATTTGTAGACTTTGTAACTCGGACACAAAATGTACGATTTCAAAATTTGGAATCTTAAATCCTGGAATCATCGGAGATGGAAGAATTGGCAAAGATGGAATTGATATCTTAGTTGCTGGATATGTTAGTTTTGATGATACATTCTTATACATATCATCAAAAGATGGTAATGGACTTGATATCATCGAATCTGATAAGAATCAACAGCATTACGAAAATGTTCCGAAACAGAACCTCGCATAATATCTGTATCAGGAATTGGATGCAACATATTGAACACAAATCGCTGAGTTCCACCAGACATAGTTTCCGCAGAAATGATTGATTCAACTTTCTTCCAACGATCGGAATCAATAGTCAAAGAAGGAATCGTATTCAATGCATATTCTTGTGTCTGTTCCAAAGCCAAACGAAGAGTAATCAGTTCAACAGCAGCACGAAAGAGAAGCTTTGATTCTGTATCTTGTCCTGTTGCGCAAAAAGTCATCAGTTCATTTTGAATACCAGCAGTTTCTTCGAATGTTTCTTTCTTGTCGTTTGACATTTTCTTACTCCTGAGTGTATTCAACAACATCTGGAATCTTGAAGTGAATGATCGATTCCAGCTTGAAAGTGCGGAAAGGAACAGCCTTCTCCAGATTTTGATTTGCGCTAGCAGTACCACTTGGTTGAGGCGTGTACGGCTTCAGTTCTTCATAGTCAATGCTTGCACCAGCTTCGTTTTCGTATGTCGTCTTGGTTAGAGACTTCTGAGGAATGAGCTTGATGTAATATGTATCATCCTTCTTTGTCAGAGACTTCGAAACATATTCTCCCCACTTAGAAGCTTGTGCTTCGAATTCTTGTGGCTTGCCTTCCATAAGCAGAGCATCGTTTACCTTGTCTTCGTAATTGAAGTTGACTTCTGCTTCGAACAGAGCAACCTTCGAGATATTTTCATAAGGATTCTTGATCGTCTTTGTTGCGATATCCTTCTTGTTCATCTTCAAAGAAGTCTTCGAAACAATAGTTGCAGTCTTTGTGGACTTGAAGTTTGTCAAGAAATCGATAAGTTCTTGTTGAGTCTTGAGTTGAATCATTTTGTATTCCTTCGTTTGGTTTATTTCTTATTGTACCATTGTTTAATCGCAATTGTCAAGATAGCAACTGTCGTAGCAATGTTGACAATCGGAGTAAGCGATGCAATTGCTGCTATCAATGGCGTTACTTTGAACGTACTGAACTTACCACACTCGACCGACATTGATTTACTTTGATAGAAAAGATTGATGTGCAAAATTGCAATAACAAGTGCAGGGAAAAGATAAAAAAGATAAAAAAGATAGAATGTCATTTCTTGCTCCATGGTTTGATGATCATGCGATCGTTGTTTTCAGCATATTCATTCAGCATAACGAACATACAGATAATATTCAAGAATGGGATCGGAATTACAGCTAGAGGAACCCATGCATCGGATAATTTCAATCCAGTCTTTCTGATCTCAAAATAGATAAAGATTGCATTGACAATTGCTGGAAAAGCATACAGAAACAGTAAGATATAAACCACGAAATTCTTTCTTTAGATTGATCTTCGATTCCAAGCAGCAATTGCTTCTTCTTTGGAATCGCCTCCGACTTCAGCACCACATCCACCATAAACAGTCGGACAATGCATAGTCCAATGCCTTCCGTGTTCTTCTCTTTGATCATCTGGAAGAATGTAATGGCGAAATCCGCGATCTTCTCTCCAACGAGATGTCGGATAAAGAGTATCATCGCCTTCCATGTATGGAATTTTACCACAAAATGGACAATTTAGCATGACTCGCCCATGAAAATCTTATTACATGATGGACATCCAATTAAACTGCGAGTTTCTGTTCTTCGATGATACGATCCTTTATCTTCTCGTTCCATCTTTATATCGTTGCTCACTTCATAGAATTCGCCGTGTTCTCCTCGAACAACATCTAATTTTTCTGGAGACCAGCCGTTCTTATATTCACAATGTGGACATTTCATGATATTTCCTTACAATAATGCATTAAAAAGCCTTGCATAAGCTTCCGAATATTTTCAGCACCAATTGGATTTTGAGAATGAACATAGAAATCGAAATCTTTTGATATCTCAATGTTGCCATCTAGAAATAAATCAATCATCCACCAAATGAATTTCACTGATGTATCATCTCCACCTAAATCGTGATCGAACGAGATGTAGATTGGCATTCCGTTTTCTTTGACGTGTTGGATCGCTTCTTCAGAAGTTCGAACAATTACCCAAGAATCATCAACTGGAAATCTTTCGTCATCGATAAAAAGTTTATACGTCATAGTTAATCTCCTCTATGAACAGATTATACAAACAATGTCAAATCTTGTCAATGACAAAATACAAAATCAAGATGTATGTCATGTAATGCAAGAATTGATCAAATCCAGTCAAAATCCAAAATTCTTCGTGCGTGTTCGATGCCCATCCCATTTTCTTGTTGATGTTCATCTTTGCCCAGTCGATGTGATAATGGACAATGATATCCATACAGCACAACTCTATGATAAGATCAACCGGAATGTGCGAAGAATTCAAGATAGCCCATGTTCCGATGCCATGAAGGACAGCATGAAGAATTCCACCTGGATGTCCATAATTTCCTTTGTTCATCCATTGATATGGCTTCTGAAGAACAAAATCAACAATAAAATGCTTTGTAACGAACAATGCAAATAAAATAAGAATTTTCATTTTGCTGCAGCCAGGATGTCATAGGCAAAATTTGCGATATCGTCAAATTCAATAGCAACAGCATCATAACCAGAACTATGGCCTCTGTCATATGCTCGACTATAGATCAGATTGAAAATACCTTCGTTATAATGTTTGTTTTCTTCCCGAAGATCTTCATACCAAGCAATTTGCGCTTTAACTTCAGCATGTGTACGAACATCCCAATATTCTTGAAGTGCCTTTTTGTCTTCTTCATTTTTGATGGTAGCAACAAACCCTGCTCTGCCTGCAAACTTATCTGCTTCAGTTTTCACATCTGTATTAAGAACATCTCCAGATTTTGTCATTGCTCGGTAGGACTCTCGAACAATAGGAAGACTGTCGTTTTTATTGATGTTTGCTTCTTCAAAAGCTTTTGCTAGATATACTTTCCAATATTGCATGATATTTCCTTCAATTATCGATTTTTAGGAGTACCGTCAAATTTTTCATTGTTCAAATAACAAAGAGCCATCCAGAACAAAGTAACTCCTGTTATTACAGCAAAAGCAATTGCTGTATTGTGATATTTTGTATCAAAAAGAATTCCAGAACTCAAACATGTGATAACGGAAAAGATTGGAAGCATGATATAAATCCTTACATGAAACCAAGAACAGCACCAAGAGGAGCAACACAGATACCAATGATTCGAAGAAGTTGAAACAGTGTCATATGAACAAATTCAAAATTCGAACTAGCAAGCTTATAGATGTTTGCAATCCAACCACCAACAAAAGCAAGCCAAATGGTAACGACAATCAATTCGGTAGCATAACCACGTTGATTCTTCATAATAATCTCCAAAAGTAAGGTTTGTTTACAATCATTTTCACAACATCTCTATTATGACATCAATTCAACAAAAAGTAAAGGCTTCTTTCGAAGCCCTTGTAGATTAGTTGGTTATCTCCACTTACCATCTGTTACAAAAACGATCTGTCGCTTTCCATTCTTGTGAATGATACAATGACAATGACGCCACGATGACGGAGAACCTTTGGCATAGCCAACATCAAGAATTCCAGAAGTTCCTACTTGAACACATCCCTTTTCCCACCCAGGAGAATGGCTATGGCCAACGATACATTTTTCTGGAAGCTTAGCAAACGATGATCTAGTACCTCGACTTCCATTTGATCCTTTATCGCCATGCAATCCGATTTCGATATCAAATATCTTGATTGATTCTCGATGTGTATAAATCACATCATTCAAGCTAGAATTCAACTTCATCCAGATTTGGAATGGATCAACTGTTCCTGCTCCATCTCGAATTAAGCAAAGAACATGATACATCAGTTCATGATAAAGAATTGCATTTTCTGGATCTTGCTTTGGATCGCATTCGTTCAACCATTTGATGAGATGATCGTTATGGTTGCTTGATACGATTACATTGATAGCTCCGAACGGAGTTGTTTCTTCGATATGCTTTCTTGTGATCTCTAGCTCATCTGTCAAGCTATCAAATCCAGTTACATGCTTTCTAAAACGATTGATGAAGTTCCCTTTATCATGATGACTGATAGAGTATGAATCTAAGACATCATGTCGAACGATATACGATGGCTTCAGAATTTTTACGATCGAATGCCAATCAAGATACGTTGCATTCTTTACTCCATTGTCTGCAAACATTGCATGTTCATCTCCTGTTACTAGAGCATGAATATTTTCTTGTTTAGCTAGGATGGCGGATTCATATCGCCAGCCCAGATCATTGAAACCTTTTCCATCATAGTTTAGATTTCGGATATGAAGCGTTCCATCAGAAAAATCAACGAAAAGAGCAGATTGCGAGTGATTAAATGTTGCTTTATATCCTAACTTTGTATCCGAATAAGCACTTTCAGAAACTGTTCCTGTTGTCCAGAGAATAGGAGCATTTCCAGAGATAACCGGAAGTGTTCTCATCTGAACCTGAGGATGTCCAATGATAAGAGAATCTCCTTTGGACATTGGATCAATTCCAGAAAGAGGATTTTCAGCAGTTGCAGAAATCCGAAGTCCACCTAAAATCTTACATTTTGCATCTGGGATTGTCAAATTATCTTCGATCAAATAATCATGGATTTCTTCTGGATACCAAACCTCTTCGCCTTGCATCTCGTTGATGTAACGAACAGGAATGACAAGAAGAGTAGCATTGATAGCTTTGCAGTATGATTCCAGAACTTTCAAGAAATTCTTATCAATCGACTTGTTATTCAAAGCGGAAGTCACGACATATCGCGATTTCTTACCCTGAACCGAATGCCCTACATTCTTCACGCCTTCTGCATACTCATCTCGGCGACCGCAGTCCGAACAAACATATTGACGATAACGAACGAGGTCCTTGCCTCTGATAAGAACACCAGCTGATCTAATGTTCGTGCTTCCACAGTGATTACATTCCATGTAGTTCCTTCTTATTATTGTACTTCTAGGACTTACGAGAACCTTCTAGGTTCAATTGTTTCACAGAATTGGTATCTGTGTATTCATTTGTATTTAAAACCGTATTTTACGAATTCTGTTTCTACTATAGGAAGAATAATCAAAATTGGTGCGACCAAAATTACAAAAGCCATCCATACACAAACAGCCTTGATGTATGTTAGATCATAATCATATTGCGCAAAGCTAGTCCAATAAGCATAAAGCATTCCATACGTTGCTATAGAACAACTAATAGCAAAGATGATGTATAAAATTCCATAAAAATAAATCATAAAAGTTCCTTCACAGACGTGGATCCAAAGTGCGTTCTTTAGCGATCTTACCGAACATCGCAGAAATCAGATGCTTACGCTTTACATCATCCTTCTCAGCAAGAATAGCCTGACCAAGTTCAAATTCATCAATCGACAAGTTCATCTTTCCACGAGTATTCTTTTGCTTGCATAGTTCGGACAAGCGCGATGCATAGTTGAAACCATACACAAGACGCAGATATTCTTTGTTGCGGACTTTCATGTAAGGAACACAATTCTTGCTCGAATCATAAGAAACAGGCTTGATCACAATACCTTCAAATCCCTTATCAAAAACAAGCACATCAAAGAAATTCTGAATACGGAAAAGTGCATCTGGTTCGTTCAGATTAATCTTCAAAGTCTTATCTGAATTCAACACAAAGAAGCTCGTATCATTTTGCTTACCAGCAACAATCTTCCCATCAATAGAAAGGATGTCGAATGCTTTATATTCCAGATGACGATCTTGGCCATATAGAGCAAGCTGTTCCTGAAACTGAACAAGATTGTTTTGTTGCTCTGTGATGTTCAGTTTCTTGCAAATATCAAATCCAGCAAAAGTTTCATCGAGACTCAGGTTATCTAGAGTCCAACTGATAGCGCTTTGATATTGACCAAAAGCACCATCAATCAGACCTTTACCGAGTGCTGACCAAGGAAGAAGTTCTCCATCCAAAATCAACTCATCTTCAAATTTGATAGACTTCTCGATCCATGTTTGATACACATCCATGTATTCTTGAAGTTTATCAATCTTGATTTTGAATCCATTCCTGGAAGTTGCAAAGTTCTTTGCTCGATCCTTGTAGAGATAAAATTGACAACGAGATCCCATATATTTCGGTTGAATTACAACATCTGTCACTCGTTCCTTGAAATATGAAACAGCAGCTTCCAGAGACTCGATATCCATATCTTTTGAAGGAGCAGGAGCCATTGTCCCGGAAATGAACTTCGCTCCGCTCTTTGCAATTTTATCTACCGATCGTTGATCTTCTTCGGAAAGATTGATATCAGAACGAACAATCTTCTCCAGTTTCGTTTCTTTCTTTTCCAGAGAAATCAAACCATGAACTTCACGTTTGGAATCAACTGTGATGAAATCAACATGACGACCATTGAATACTGCGGCAGACAGTTTCCCGCCATGAACACAGCCAGTATCCATGAAGATCTTGTTCTTGATCATCTTAGGTTGACGACCATCATGAGCAACATGACCAAACAGATGCCAAGGATGATTGCTATCTGCTTCATCTTCGATGAATTTCAGTTCATCGAGCATCTTTTCTTGATCACGAGAAGTGAAGTAGAAGTTGATCTGTTTACCAGATGACTTGCTGTCATGCTTTCCCAGATGAACATTGGAGCAAGGAGCATGAGTCAGAATAATAGCTTTTTCTCGTCCACGAATAAACTTCAGATGATCCACCATCACATTTTCATACAGGAAGAAGAACTTTTCTCGAAGATTTTCATCTACAGAAAGCACTTTGAATGATTGGAAGAATTCATTGTCAAGCTTTTCGTTGGGAGCAAGAATCCCCTTCAGTCGCTTGTAAACATATCGTTCATGATTTCCTCGAATCAAGAAGAAATCGTAATTCTTCTGACTCTTTGTCATATCAAAAATCAAGTTGATCAGACGTTCTGTGTCTTCAGCTTTATCAACGATATCCCCTAGAAGAGCGATATGATTGACGTTAGTTGGAATTTTATCAAACAGAGCAACTAGCTCATCGACACATTCATGCACATCTCCGATGACGACGATCTTATCATCTTCATTTGCTTGAATGACAACATCACGATTCTCGATAGTAGGAATCCAAGCAACAGCATCTTCTGGCTTCTTGAAAATTTGAACCATTCCATATGCCTTGCGATTTAGATTGGGCATAACCTCTTCGCGGAGGCGTTTCATTTGATGACCAGTAACATACATGTCGCCGTGATTCAAAGCAACAAATCCTTCGAGATCAGAACGAGGATAATCAAACACGAACATATCAATGTTGTAATGATTCTTCTTTGCAATCTCGATCATTTCTTCACGGAAATGAGCAGACAATCCAGTCGTATCAACGATGATGACATCCGTATTGATAGGAAACTTCGAGTGAAAATCAACCTTTGTCTTCAGGATATGATGGGCTTCGGCTGATACAGAAGACATCGATGCATCGAGCTTATGAATCTCATTGTCGCAAAGCAGATCACGTCGAATGTCATCTGATGAAATGATCACACATTTCAGATTTTCTTCGACGATTGCTGCTTGGATCTTCTTGGCAAACGTTGTCTTTCCGCAACAAGAAGGACCAACGAGTAGAACGATTGTATGTTGTTTCATTTTGTATCCATGTTCAATTTATTGATTATACAATGATCTACAGAAGATGTAAAGTCAACTATCTGTGTAGAGTGTGATAATTTTATGAGGAGCACATCCAGGAAATTCTTGATTAGCTTTCTTGATGTCTTCTGAAGTATAAGACTCTCTTTCCATTACAGCACCAAAGAAGTTATGGATTTTTGGACGAATTTTGTATTCCGATCCATCCTTATCAACTATCGCCCATCCGAAGACTTTCATTCTATCGGATTTTTCTTTTGCTTCAGATGATTCCCAAGACTCTTCACACGAACCAACATCTACATCGTTGTATGTTGATTTTGAGAAGTATCCCTCTTCAAAAGCGTATTTGAATGCATCTTTGATCGAATCATCCAGTGACATATCACCATCTCCTTATAGCGTTATATGCGCTAACACATCCTTCAACAGAATCATCAATCAGTCGACTTGGTGGAAATTCTGGAACATAATCCTTCGACGCTCGAATTGCATACAAATTAGATTCTTGACGCGTCACATCTATTGGCTTAACTGATGTTGTCGAAAGACGACCACATTCAGGACATCCTGCTGTTTGATTGAGTACTTCAATTTCACATACAATGCAATAGAGTTTCATGATTACACCTCAACATCGAAACCGGATTCTTCAATAAGATATAGAACCTTAATATGATCTTCGTAAAATTTTCGAGCAACTTCCAAAGAAATAAATCGATCATCTGAAATGAATGCATGTTGAGTTGATGTATTGAACAAAACAACCTGATAATGTTTCACATAATTCTTCTTGATACGATATTTCGTACCTGGAAGCCAAGAAGGATTCTTACAAAGTGTCCAACGACGGCCATCGATAGAATTTTCAAATTCCAAAGAAGAATCTTTGGCAAAAGCGATCATCAGATCAGCATGTGGATGTGGGATCTTCATATTTTCTTTCACGTATTTGTCGAATGCACCGATTTTGGAATGATGGATGCTGTATATATGATAAAATCCCATAGTGCCAGATGTTCCTTCATAAAGGAAAATCTCACCAAGATCTTTTTGTGATTTCAGCAAAAATTCTCGAGTAAATTTGCCTGGATAGTTTGTGATTTTGATCATTTTCAATTCTTTCATTTTGTGTTGAAGAGAGCATCGATGTCGACCATCTGGAACAGACGATATTCTACGTCGCTGTAACGATTGTAAGAACCAACAGAAAAGATTTTCAGTGTATCATTGGCAATCATCAAGAAGACAAATTGTCGATCATTCTTTGTGAATGTATTGCCTTCTTCAGCTTTAACGTATGTCATCTCAATCTCCTCTTCGTTAACCAATAAATTGATTATACAGAAGTTTTCCAAAAGAATCAATACGAAATTGGGGAACTTTGAAAGAAGTCCCCTCTATTCTTATACCAAAGCCAGCAGACGGTTCATAGCCAAAGTCTTCATCTTCGAACCATCCTTGAATTCGGAACTTTCGAACTGCTTGGATGCATCGGTCTTGCCCGTACCATGAGTCCACAGTTCAGTAGCTGCGTTGAGCAGACCATACTGCGTACCATAGCTGAACTCAGCACCCGCACCTGAACGGTAAAAATGCATCAGAGCATCAACATGACGTTGAGTCTTCAACAGTTCCATATCAATAGCAGAGTTATCAGGTGTGATCAGCTTGGCAAAGAATTGTTGAGCCAGATCATCAGAAACCTTCTTCGAAGCCAGCGTCTTCAGGTTGCCGATAAAGCTATCCCATGCAACATCCAGAAGACCCAAATCAATCTTGACTTCCTTGGGATCAAATGTGCTTGCGTGTGTGATCTTGATAGCGTTACGGGCCTTTTCGTTCATTGCAATCTGCAGCGTATTATTGCAAACCACACGAGTAGAAACGAACTTTGCTGTAGTCGAAGCAGAACCATCTGCCGAGCTAGTCAACAGAAGGAAACCATCGATTCGATCACCATCAACAATATGAGCAGACTTGCCCATTTCTGCAGTAGCCCAGAAACGCTTGCCACCGAACAACGTGCCAGCTGCAGACAGCTTCATTTGATTCTGTTCCGTCAGGTCACGGAAGAATTCCAGAACTTCGCCAGGATGAACAATCTTGTAATCCTTCGAAACAATGCCCAGGAGTTCTTCGGTATCTGAACGATGCAAGATTTGCTTCGAATCATCAACAATGATGTCTGCCTTACCGCTGTACATCAAAGGAGAAGAATTCACCATCCATTCCATACCAGCTTGTTCCTTCCAAGTTTCAATGGAAGCACCTTCTTCAAGGTATTGACCAAGCTTGTGCCAGACATTCTTACGTTCGCCAAGAGCAGCAAATTCGATGAAACCGTTCTTTCGTTGTGTCAATTCGTGGGCCATAATAATCTCCAATCAGGTTAAAAGTTTTGTTGTCTATCACAACATGTCTCAATTATATGATTGATTCTTCAGAGAGTCAAGCAGATTTCACTTGAAAGTCTTAGCATTCTTGATTTCTTTCAGAGCAATCGCAATCTTCTTGCGATCTTCACGATTCTTAGAAAAGAAACGAGCATGATCTTTGTTGATTGCGTTCTTTGCTTCTTGACAAACAGCATCCCACCATTCAGATTTCTTGATATCACGAATCAATCGCTTGTTTTTCCGGAATTCTTCTTCGAGAAGACGTAATGACAATTTAAGTGCGTTGATTGAAATATCCAAAGAAGATTGACTGATTTGGCTAACCTTCTGTTCGATCTTTTCTTCTACAATATTTTTATCGATCAATTCATATTCACCATCCAAAAGAACATACCGAATAGAATATTTAACAACAATAATAGCAGAAGGAACAACCTTCACAACTTCAAATTCTTCTCCTGCCAGATGTGAATATGAATCAATAACATCAGAACTCACACGAATGAAATCACCAATTTTTACAGAACTCATGATAATCTCCAATTAATCAACAGTTGAACTAAAACGAGCAGTTCTGAGAAGACGACCGGCTTCCTTCCACAACTCGGCTTTGCTTTCATAAATTTCATAACAAACACGATGTTTTGCATCAAGTGTCTTTGTGTAAGAAACTGCATACGCATTAGCCTGTGCACGAGCTTCTTCTTCTTTTCTCTCATATTTTTTCATCAACAAGTGAACAACGTTATCGTCCATAATAATCTCCAAAATGTTAGGATTTAAAATTTTACCAGATTGATCAAAAGAAATCAAGGATTATCTGATACAGATATCATAGATTGCAAAAGAACAATGAAAGTCAACTTCTCTTCCAGATCAAGAACTCTCGCTTCCAATGATTCGATCTTCTCTTGATACTGTGTATCTCGTTCTGCTTGTTCTTTTTCATTTTTTTGAGCTCGCTGACCATGAATTGGACATTCTGGATCTTCGGCAATCCAAGGTCCGCCGATTTTGTAACAATCACACATGATTAGTCTCCTTGATATGATCTTGTAACTTTTCTTGGAACATCTTCAACCAGAAATTGTTAATAGTCATGATATGTTCTGCTTCTGCACCAATTTCATCTGGATTTCCAAGGAAGACAGTGATCATATCATCTGAATTTCTTTTGATAAAGAATGGATTTTCCATGATTATTCCTTATTAACAACAAAAATAATCTTCGATGCAAATTGCTTGTCAGTGGATTCTGCAACAACGTTTTTAGCAAAGACTCCACGATCCAATGAATTAGAATCCGTCAGAGCCAAAGAAAGAAGAGTAATCATATCAATTGCTTCTTGTTGAGTCATCTGGATAGTTTTAGTAGTCAGATCGTGAATCATAATGTTCTTTCGTTTGTTTCAACATGTCTCTATTGTATGATGATCCAACCAACGAGTCAAGCAGATTTCATAGAACTTTTGAAGATTTCTTACCGAATGCTTCTTCACAGTCTTCCATAGTTATGTTCATCAAATCAAAGAATTCTCTTAGCCGAAAGACGTTACCTTCGATATGAACACATGAATCGTAGAAGCCATCAATCTCGATAATATTTGTCTTTGGATAGAAAGCTACATTTATTCCAGATGATGTCTGGTGTGAAATTTGCTGACGAACAATTTTACGATAATTTGACATTCAATCCTCGATCTCAACTACTTCAATTCCAACTTCATCAAACATCTGCTTTGACAGATGATAGTTCCATCTCTTTGCAAGTTCAAAATCAACAGGTGGCATGACAACACGAGCAAACTTTTTCTGAACAATAGCAGCAGCACAATTTGAACAAGGCGCAGATGAAGTATACATCGTTGCTCCTTCCAGATCTTGAGATGTACTGAAGATTGCATTGATCTCTGCGTGAAGAACGCAAGCGATTTTGATATCTCTGGATCCTAGATATTTCCCATCATCAAGACCAGATGGAATTCCATTGAACCCCAGAGCAATCTCTTTGTTGTTCTTTGTTATCACAGCTCCGACTTTCGTGCTTGGATCTTTGCTCCATGTCGAGATATGCTTTGCTAGATCAAGATATCGTTTATCCCAATGAGTCATGATCTATTCATGACATAATGCACGCCTGTCAACTCGTAGTTTGAGACAATTTTATCTGTATCAATATTTCCTATTCCAGAAGCAGCAAAATTGCCACCATTCATATCTTTCAAAATCTTACCGCATGGCGTATCTAGAACTTTGATATCACATTGTAGCCATCCGTCTTCAATTTTGAAATTTGTGCAAACATGCGACACTTTCTCTAAATCTACGAATGTAGCCATTCCAATTTGACCGAATATTTCAGGTTTAATGGTTTTCAACATTGCTGAGATACATTCAGTTGTATATGTGGTTCCATTTTTAGTTGGAACATCTAGTTGTAAAATCTTTTCCATCAATAAAATCCTACTGTTCTTGTTTTTTGTTTATGTGTGCGCATCTTGTTCGTGATTTCTGCAAGAGAGAACGATTCTTTATCTTCGAGTTCAAAAGGAATCTTCAATTCTTCACGTACTGCTTCTGCTTCTGAACGAGTCAGTTCTCTGGAACTCATTACATCAAAACAACGCCCAGGACGAAGCAAAGCAGGATCAATTTCTTCGATGTTCGGAAGATTCGTCGAAAAGATGATCTTCTTACCTTTCGTTGAAATCAAACCGTCACCAACATTCAAAAATCGATGCATCATAGTGTTACCTTCTTTGCGCGAAGCAAGGAAAGCGTCTGCATCTTCCATAACCAAGAACATCGAATCAGATGTCATAAATTCTGTAAAAAGAGATTCGCCATTCATGACCTTCATGTCATATGAAACATGAGCAGGACGAGTTGATCTAGAAATGATTTCTTTGATCAAAGATGTCTTTCCTGTTCCAGGTGGCCCAATAAAAACAATGATCGAGGCATCCGAATTGATATAGTCATCAATGTAATCTGATACATTTCCTTCGATGAATGGATATGCAGATTTCACAAGACCACGAGAAACAAGAGGAACGTTTGTATAACTTCCATGTTCATCATATACCCAGCGAATCATCGGTCCTGTTTCTGTGAAATGTTCCTTGAAGAAAGAAATGTAATGATTCACCTTCGAGCTTTCTCCATAGAACTTGAATGGAAGAAATGCAGACTTTGTTTCCACTTTGATAGCAACGTTCTCATTCTCATTGATCATCACATAGTTCGTATCAGAAGAATAACGATCCTCGCCTTCAATCACAACGAATCCATGAAGTGTTGCAAAACGATGGAATGAAAAATCAGTATTCTTCATGAAGTTAAACTTTCGCATTAGCGTCGAAAGATTCTTCTTTGCTAGATCATTGATGAAATTAACAAAACGCAACTCTGAGATATCTTGGATCTCGAGCATCACATTGTTAGCCAAAGTGAAATTACTCATTCTTTTCCTTTTTAAAAGTTGCTCCAAGTGAAGCATAGATCGATTGTCCATTTACAATTACTCCATCTCCAACATTGAAGAATTCAACACCACATCCAACTTTTGATGCTGCATTTTTCATCCAAGTTTCGAATTCTGTTTGAGTCGGTTCGTAATGATGATCTGGATGTCGTTTATCATCGCCGTAGAGGCCGTAAAATCGATTAAAATCAACATTAGGTACAGTGACAACAACTCGACGGAAATCACCACGTAGAACCTGATCCAGTAGTTCCACAGCAGTTTCCTTGGGCATGTGTTCCAACACTTCTGTCAATAGAACATCATCTTTATCTGTGATACTTCCATCTGCATACGTCGAATCAAATTTCCCCAGTAGATCAATCTTATCTTGACAACGTAGATTTACTAGATGTTTATTTCGATCTTGGATCTTTTCATCTGCATCAAAAGCAAAGAACTTCTCATATCGATTGTATAGACGACGAGTATAATACAACTCACCGCAACCAATATCAAAAAGAGCAGCGCCACCATTCAAATGCTTCTCAATAGCAAGCCAACGATGATTCTGTGAATCTCCAAAGTTCATCTGGAACTTTTCGTTTTCCAGAGAATTCTTCACCGTGTCAAAAACAACAGGAGATTTAATGCATTTGTTTGCTGTGATGTAACGCATGTAATACGGCGCGTCAACGATATTCAGTGCATTGATGTACTTCTTCACAGATTCATCATCCATGGGAATGTAAATCATCGGATCCAAGACAGCTTGTGTGATCAAGAAAGCAATAGTCCAATTCAGAGCTTTTCGAACTCCGGTTGCACTGATTTTCACATTGTATAGATGGTGTTGCATCTGCACAAGCTCAATCTTTGCATCTGTTACTGTTTTGATGACTCGATGTGCAAGTTTTGGATCAGAAAATTCTGAAATGAACTCGATAGTCGTTTGAAAGTCAGCTGTATCTTCCGGAACATCTTCTTTTTGTGCAGATGCCAAAAGATTAGCAATCAATGCAATCGGAAGATATGGCGAACAGTAGCGTGTCCGATCGAGATATTCGAAGTCGCCAATCGTATTGAAGGATGTCTCTGTCTTCGAATCGATGAACAAAAGATTGAATTGTTGATCCGTTGTGAACCATCCATACGACATTCCTTTACGCAATGCTTTTGAGAATGGCTCATTCTTTGTTCGTTGTGTCTCAGGATTTTTCCTGAGAATCCAAGAAAACTTTGGATTTGTTGATTCGATTTTGATCATCGCGTGATCCAAGTGAAGTTTATAGCTTGATAAACATTGAAAGCAGTATCAAGATCTCGAGGAGTTGCATTTACTTGAAAAACCTTAATAGACTTTCCAATCGGAAGATCTTTCACCAAGACAAGTGTATTGTTTTGCTCAATCAAGAACAATGTTTCGTTCGAGACTAGATTATCTTCAATCAGTTCGACAAGATCTCTTGATGATGGGTTTTCATTGTCATAAAAACCATCTTTTCTATAGAATGATAAATCATCGCCACAATAAGGCCATTCATCGCCGTTGTATTCAATTTCGAATTTAATAATTTTAACGATCAGGCCAGCACCATTTTTGTAAGACTTGCCAACTTCAAGAGTTTCAAAATTCTTTGCCATAACAATCTCCATGTTCAATGTGTTTCTATTGTATCATCTTCCTAGTCAGAAGTCAAGAAGATCTTCATCATGTCATCGATTTTTTCATACAATTCATCCAATGTTCCATTGTTATCAATGACGATATCACACATATCTTTAGAAATCGTCATAGACGAAATATCTTCTGAAGGGAGATGTTCCGATCGATCAACCCAGATTGCATGATCATAAACATGTTGATCTTTCATTGCAATCATTTCTTTGGCGTTCCGAAGTCCACAGTAGATATCGTATTTGGAAAAAATCTCACGTCCAAGTCTTGCATGATCGATTTCATTGTAAGCATGAATCAAATTATACCATTCTGTTCGATGATTATGACGATCATCGAAACATTCTTGAACAGTTTTATAGCTGTACTTTTCGGATAGTACCGGAAAGATTACATTCTCTGCACAAAATTCTGAACTTGATAAAAAATCAAGAGTATACTTTTCTTTCAAGTACGCTGATACGGTATCTTTTCCATGTCGTCCATGTCCGACGATAAGCAATTTCATTTATCACCTTTCTGATTGATATATTCCACTAGACGTTCTACTTCTGAATTGCTCCATCCGAACATACGATATTTGCCTTTAACTTCCGATTGAGTCATGTTATATGATCGATCGAATACGATGTGTTCCCAATTTTCTTTATATGATCCCATTGGCAATGGCTTATCATCAATAAGAACAATTCCTGAAACCAAAGATTTATCTCGTGTCAAGATTAAATTATCAACCCATTGTCTCCCGAACTTATCATGAATGCTTTCGGCTTTCTGACTATAAGAATTGAAGTTAGAACAGTGTGGTGCAGAGACAAACTTTACTTCTCTTCCAGATAATTCTTTCAGATAGTTGATCCCAGCTACAGCATTTTCAATCAATGACAATCGACGAAATAGATCTTTATCATCGACAATTGCATATGCTTGACGACGAAGTTCTCTGGTCAGCAAAGTTTGATCGATTGATTCTTCGATGTAAAATGTTGTTACAATGTCAGGAAGAATCGCATAAAGATTTGGATATTTCTCCATTGCGATGGAATAAAATCCATCAACAAAATCAAAGAGAACACCATCCAAATCAACGAGAATAGGAAGTTTCATCTATCACCTACAGAAAAAATGATTACCAATGACAACCCGATTCTTCTTATTTGAACAGGGTCCCGGAACATCTACACGATGAAAATACAAGAATGGATACTTCGGGATCAAATTATCTTCGATCGAAGCAACGACGTATTTGATCTTAGCAACAGAAGATTCTTCTGTCATCTTCTTACGTTTGTCATATGTGAATTGACCCTTCTGTTCAATCACACCACATACGCTATCTGGATATCCATCTGCTTCGATTCTATTAAGAATAACAGATGCAACAGCAACGATTCCTTTATGAGGTTCGCCACGGGCTTCGTGATACAGAGCCTTCGTAAGACATTCTTTGTCTTGGGTTGTTAGGTTTTGCGCATTCGAACTTACAGAAAAAAGAACAAAAACACAAAGAATTAGATATCGAAAAAATCGCATCTCTTTTCCTTTCGTTTAGATTGTAAAAGAATAAGAGGCCAATGATAGCCTCTTATTTGTGTTTCGTCAAGCAGGATCTTGAATTAATGTGTACGAAACTGTTCGAGTATTTACACCATTTGTCACCTTTGACTTATATTGGCGGCTGATCTTGATTCCATTTTCTTGATAGATCTTGATCCAGGCAGATGGATTGCCCATTTTCCAACGAGCAGTTGCTTGTTTACGTGAAATCTTCTTGCCTGTTTGAAGAGACTTCAAGAATTTTTGACCTTTATTTTTCATGATCAAAAGGTAAAAGTTTCGACTTTACTATCAATGTTGATACCTTTCAAAAGCTGATGTGCATTGTCCTTCAGGATACCAAGGACAAGCGAGTTCTTCAGATCAGATACACTCAACTTTCGTGTATACGACTCCGGAAGAATGAAGTTATTCCGGACAATATCAGCAGTCTCGATGGTGTAGACAAAGGCATGATATCCACATACATCGGTGTAGTGCACTTCGTATGCTTTCTTGTTGCTGTTCAGATACCTTTGCAAGACTGTATTTGCAAGTTCTGCACCAATTCGCTTTCGGTATTCATCTTTAGGAGACTTGAAGACAATAGCAACGTCCAAATCACCATTATCATTTTGCTTGTATGCAAATGTAAAAGCATCAAAGTTGAATGTGACAGTGTTGAGTTTTACATTCCCATCCGAATCACGAAGCATCGGAAAGAACTTTGCTTTCATATGATCACGACCATTGAAAGTCTTACCATCCAAAGAAACATCAAAATCATTCAAGAGAACATCCTTCCGAATATGAATGTACTTCACTCGATCGTTTGGATTTTGATCAGGTTGTTCGTTGATGTTCCGAGCAACAGCCTTGATCAGTTCATTAGAAATAGTCATAAAATTATCCTTATAAAGTTTCAGTGATTAAATTTTACCATCATTCATAGATGGTGTCAAGAAGAATTAGTTCAGCTTCCAGAGAGAATCAAACTGGATGCATTGAGCAACAAGATCATGAAAAGAAGAATGTTCTCGTACCAAATCAAATTCTGAATTAGTGATATTCCCACATGCAACGCCTGTTGGATGAAACCAGAAAATTTCTTTAGACTTGATCATTTATCCGTCGTAAAAATCATAGATTTTATCATATGATTTGATCTGAACAAGATGACCACTTTCATTGAAGTAAATTCTACCAACATCGATTTCATTCTGCATCTTCTTCCTCATTCTTTTCTTCCATGCGCGTACCTACTTGATAGATTGCTTCGATAGAATCAACATCAAGATGCGTTGGATGATTACCTGAAGAAACACTTTCCCAAGAAAACCCATCGGGTGTCTTCTTGAAATAGTAAGCATCGAATTCGTGAACATACCCACTTTTATGGACAATCCGAATTGTATAGACAGGAACTTTCATTTTAGCCTTTCACAACATAACCAAGAGATTGCAGAACATGAAAAGCACCGGCAGACGCCGTAGCAAACAGAGTGAACTTGATGAACACATTGAACCAGTTGCTTCGTGTCCAGACAAAACCCAGCAAGAAATTCTGGATCACAAAGAAGATCATAAGATTGTTCATTTTCAAAATCCTTAGTAAGTTTCAACAGTTCTTATTGTAGGATCGTTGAACCATCTAGTCAAGAAATGACCTACTTCTATGTATGGTTATTCTAGGTAATCAACAAAAGAATCAAAAGAAGAATACAGATGAAGTCTTTCTTCCACATATAGATCAATAGATTTCTTCCACAATGGATAGTCGTACATGCATGATTGTATCAATGTTTTGAAGAAAGGTATGTTGTCTTCAAATGATTGCTCAGAAGATACAAATGCTGCATTGTAAACAAACGGTCTGCCTCTGAAAATCTCAGCATATGACAGAGAATTCGGACAAATAGGAATACAGCCAGCCAATGGGCCTTCGATACAAGTAGAGATACCAAGAGTTTCTTGTAATGCTGCAGACCAAACAACTTTAGCTGATCCAAGCAGTTCGTGATATTCTTTCTTTGTCAGATTCCTATCTTGACATGTAACAAATTCAAATTCTGGAAGTGCTTCTTTCAATCTAAGAAATGTCCAGTGTTGTTTTTCTGGTGCAAGTCTATGAGGGAAAACAACAATGTTCTTTTTTTCGGAAATATGATAGATGTCTTTTTCGATCTTATCTTTCATGAAATCGAATGGCCAGCCTGTAAAACGAACTTTAGATTTCATTCTAAAAATGTCTTCACCATATGTCTCACAGAACAAAGTGTAATGAAAAAATGTAGCAAAGTAAACATGATCAAAAGATTCAAACATAGCCATCTCTGTTTGTCTGAGCCATTTATTTGGCTCTACTCTGCCTAAGAAGTCATGCGGATCATAGCTCCCAGCATGAATTAAACCATGTGTAATGACTTTTTTGTTCAGAAGAGTACTCATGTACTTCACGAAGATAATTCCAGGATGCCAGAAGTCCGTAAACAAGAATTCATCGCCTTCTTGAATTTGATCAGAACAAAACATACGCCCAATCTTTTCAATTTGTTGAGCTTTGTATACTGTTGTTCCGCCAAAATTCAAGAATGCTCCTGGCGTCGTCATTTGAGGAACATCATTTCCATCGATGACGACAACCTCATATGTCTTCAACTTATCTCGAAGATATTTCGGAAGTTCTGTCTTCCATTGAGCAGTGTATCGACTCTCGATATATTCGAGGTCTACAATGTAAAGTTTTTTCATAGAGTTGGAATGTATTCAACAATACCATCGGATTCGCCATCTTCAGAAACTGTAATTTCATAGTAGCGATCATCACCATACTTGAACAGAAGATGATACAAGATATCGGTTGCCATCATTTCACACGACTTCCTATTCATATCCCCACCTTTGATGAATTCATTGAGATCCCATTTTACCAAAAAGAATTCAAGTTCCCTGTCATCATGTGTTACAGAAATCTTCACTTCAACTTTGAAAATATGTCGATGCACATCTTCAAGGAACTTGATACGTGGATCAATCTTTGATGCTTCTGGATAGCAATGAAATCCTTCAAATTCTGTTCGAACTCGAATATATGATTGTGTTCTGTTATTAATTTGGCTTTTTGTTTTCATAGATCTAATATGTTAGGATGAACTAAAGAAGATGGAATACGTTCGCTTGGGATATATCTGGAGAAGTGCTTATCCCAATGCTTGAAATCATCAAATGTCTTGATTTCATACAAAGAAGAAAATACGTTTGCCTTTCCAGATTTACCCATTTTCTTGATTACTTGATCGTGATCTGCAAGAACTAACCGATCCAATTCTCTCATGAAGCATATAACGGACATCATAGATCCAGCTACGAATGTCTTGATTTGATTGATTCGATCTCCTCTTGCTTCTTTGACTTTGCCTGATGGATTATTCAAGAAGTAGTGGAAATCATCGACAGAAAATCCCAGATCAAATTCTTTGTCGATTGCATCATACATCATAGTATACACTGTCTTGTCGTATACACGAGTGAAATTTACATAATTTCCCTTTGAAGATGGCAAGAACATTCGACCATACAACATTGCAGAAGCATGTGATGTCGAATCATAAGAAATTCTTGTATCGGAATAGACTCCTGTTTGAGCAAAGATCACAGCAGGAAGAATTCGTTCAATAGATCCAACAGCAAGAAAGTGACAATGACTTTCTGTTGTTTTGAATGGCAGTTGCGTGAAGTAGTACGCTCGTTGGATGTCTTCTAGGAATCCATGTCCGAAAGAAGCTGCTCCCATAGCAATGCCGCCGATGTAATCTCGTCTGCTTGGAGCAATCTCTGAAATCATGTATTCGCACCATTTCATATAAGTGTCGTAACAATTACCCTGCACAATTGCTACAGGTTTTGTATCGGACTTGCTTTCTAAGAAATGTTCGATTTGTTGATCGATGTTTCTTCCTGTTTGTCTGGCGCACTCTTCAAACTTTGTCTTGTCAAACCAACGATTTGAAGTATCTAGTCTAGTTGATTTTTCACCAGCAATAGAAACAGGAATTTCATCAAAAGACATCGCTAGGTCAGAAAACTTAGCTTGATCAACATAAACTTCCTTCTTGATTTCTGGAGTTGCTGTCATTCCTCGTGTAACAATTTGAAGACCGCCAGAGTCTGTATAAAGTGAATTTGTCGATTTCTTGTAATCTGCAAGAGTAGATCCAAACTCTTTTTCGGTCCAAGCATTGTATAGAAAGGAAAACTTGTGATTTGTTTCCGTATTCATCTTGTTCAGTGTTCGATGAATCCATTCATTCAATGCTGGATCTTCTACGCATTCTTGATACGTGATACGAGTATATGAAGGCCCAGATAGAACGTATTCAAAATAATTTCCGTTTGTTTTATTCATTGAATTTCATCCTTCGTATAAGAAATCCATGGAGTGAATCTCATCTTTTTATTCAGAAGATCATCTACTCTTGATGTCCATACTCCTGCATTTGTTGCATCAAAATCGACATCATCAATCTTGATTGCGATTCTACTAGAAATTTTGTCAACACGAGGAATCTGAATAGAGATATTCAATAGAAGTTTTGGATAAGCATGTAAAAGTTCCAGATGCGTTGGCTCATAGAAGAAAATTTCCAGAGTTACATGCTTGATTTTATCAGATTGTTCGATATAGTTCAAAACATCGTAATACTTTCCGGCAAGAACATCTGATTCAATGATTGTATGATTTGCATTCAAATAGATATGCTCTACTTGATCTTCATATTTCTTGATAACTTCTATGATATCAACAATGTTTTCTGGTACAATAAACAATGTTTTTAGTTCATATGCTTTTGAAGATTCAACTTCGTTACCTATGAAAATATTTACTTCGGATGAAACACCCACATCATATGTTCTTTTCATCGTGGAGCAAACTCCTGTTGTAGCTTGATGTTATCGAAGAATTCCTTCTTCGTATCTGGATCTGTCTTGAACGAACCAGTTAGAACAGTAGTTTGAGTTAGAGAGCTATGAGCCATAATACCGCGGTTTTCGCAACACCCATGAACTGCCTGAATGTAAACACCGACATCTTTTGCTTCAGTTGCTTTGCTAATTTCTCGAAGAATATCATTTGCAAGTTCTTCTTGCAGGGTTCCTCGACGAGCACACCATTGGGCAATGCGTGTATATTTCGAAAGACCAATCAACTTTTGTGCTGCGATGATGCCAATATAAGCAACGCCAGTCACTGGTTGATGGTGATGGGAACACATGCTCTTGAGTTCGCTACGAACAACAAGCATTCCATCATAACGATCAGAAGAATCATTTGGAAATGCAGTAGCATCTGGTGCTTTGTCGTAGCGACCACTCATGATCTCGTTGAAGTACATCTTCGCCAAACGACGAGCAGTTCCCTTGCTGTTTGGATCATTTTCTCGATCGATCAGCAACGAATCCAGAACCTTTTCAAAAGCCTTCTCGGCTTCATCAATTAACTTGTTCTTGGTTTTTTCATCAATGTATTCTGAGATGTTATCGCCAGCCCAGAAACGCTTACCATCTAAATGCATCTTCTCGCGAAGAGCTTGACTCAAATTTTTACTCATGTCTTCCTTTTCTTATTATTCTGTTTGCATTATACCATGATCAATTCATTCAATCAAGTCCTCTTTCCATTCTCGATGACCTTCTCGGAAAGCCATATTTGATTGAGTCTCTCTGACTTCAACACGATAGCACCAGATCCGTTCTGCTTCGCCTGTTCCCCATTGATCAGGAATAAAAACGCTGTTAATATATTTGTAGATCATATCAGCAAGACATTCACATCCTAGCTTTGGAAGAACAACGACCTTTGCAATTCCTAGACGATTTGCTTCTTCGTACCAAGCAAGATGCGGGTCATCTTGAGCAACAATGAGTGTATGATCAAATTGATCTTCTAGCGTTGTCTTTAGATCTCTGAGCGATCCGTAATCAACGCACCAGTTTCGTGCATCTAGATTGTCTGTACCGAAGTAGACTTTGATCGAAAATGCGTAGCCGTGGATTCGGTTACATCCTGGACGCCCATCTGGTTTGTCATCTGCTCGCCATTGTCGATATGCACATGGGAAAGCATCCACCCATTCTTTTGTTGATGTGTACTTATATGCAACTGGAATCATACACCTGCTCCGTTTCCAGCAATGGAAACTTGCAAACGAGGACTGAAACGGAAACCATTCAATCTAGCAAGATCATATACATCTTTTTCTGTCAATTCAACAGAAGCACCACCTACTGGCATCAGATAAACTGGAATTGCTCGATTGTTGATTTTCTTTAGAACGTCAAAAACTTCATCAACATCAGCTTGATTCCCGACAACAAACTTCAGATAAGAATTTCTAGCAATTTCAAAGTAAGAATTGATCACATCTGGCTTGATTGCTGCTTCTGGATTTTCTCCGGAACAAGATAGCTTCGGTGACATCGAGAAAAGGATATTAGTCCCGATAGAAGTAAATTCTTTGACAAATTCATACATATCATGATTAAGAACTTGAGTTGCATTTGTCTCGAATGTAAAATCTGTAAATCCAACCTCCGACACCATCAAACGAATGATGAGATCATGGAATTCTTTCTGCCAACCTGGAAGCAAAGGTTCACCGCCAGTAATGACGATATGAGGACGTTCGTATGCATTCGGATTTACTCGACCAACAACATCTGCAACGATTTCATCAATTGACATCTTCGGAGCAAAGTTCTTAAATTCTGGATAGACTGCCATATAGGTGTCACATCCAGTCTTTGCAATTGGCATTTCAAGAATGTTCTTGTAAATTGGAATGTTCTTGATGTATTCCTTCACTTCTTCATTCTCAGTCGTCCCAGCAGGAAGACCGAATCCTGGACAGCGATGATTGCATCCAAATGTTCGAATGAAGATAGAAGGAACCCCAGCATACTTGCCTTCTCCTTGCAGAGTAGGAGATGATCCTCCAGTTCCTCCAAAAATCTCAGAGATCTTTATCATTTATTTCCTTTTAAAAATTGATATCGATGATGTCTGCAATCATGAAGAATGGAATGCCATTCAAGAAAAGAGACTCGATCGAATTGTAGAAGAAACCAAAAATTTCAGTTTCTTTGATAGGTAGAACAGATTTGTATTTAGCATCAACACCATGAGACTTGAGGCCAGCCCATGCAGCAACATCGTTTGGAATGATATATTCGTATTCAAGATATTCATCAATTCGTGTTTCATCTACTGCAACATCTGGGAAAGTTTGAGCATGAATGTTGCAAAGAACACCAAAGGCATTCCACTTGTTATCTTCTGTACGAAGCGGAATGTATCCACCAGAATCTCGTTGGAAATTCTGATCGTACCAATCAGATCGAAGATGTTCGCACCAAAGTTGCTTGATAGTTGGATTCATTTTCATAACGATCTCCTTATTACAATGGTTCAATTGTACGACAAAGAGATCGTGGTGTCAAGTCATATCAAAAGTCCAACGTATTCTGCTCTTCTGAGGTCCATCCAATCGCCTTCAGTACACCTTCAAGAGGTCCGACAAATCCCTTTTCAAACATCATGTTCTTGTCTACGTATTTGTGAAGACCAAATTCAACAGGAAGCTTAGATGTATATCCAATGATGTTCTCGTGAATTGGATTCGGCATCTTCAAATGAACAAATTTAATCTTATCTCCGTCGCCAATTGCTTGAATCTTTGTTGATAGATTCTTTTCGTGAATAATATGATTGTGCATCAGAGCAGCTCGAACGTGGATTGGTGTTCCAGATTTATAGATTGTCTTTTCATCAGAATAAACTCCCAGTCCATTACATCCACGAGGAAAACTGATATCTTCTACATCTTTCTTAATGAAATCAGACTTACAAACAGATACGAACTTCTGAAGATCAGATTCTTCGCCATCAATGCAAATCTGAACAGCTTTACGAAGTTGCTCTTTGATGAACTTCGGTGTAGATGATCGGACAATTTCCATTCCCATGATCTTCATTTCTGGTGGATTATACCAGACACCTTCATTATAACGAAGTGCAGCAATGTATCTTTTCTTAGCTAACCAGATTGCATTCTTGGAAATACCTTCCAACTTGAAGAACATGTAATTTTCCGGAGCTCCCATTTTCTTAGTCAAAACAGACAGCTTATCATTGATTTCTGGTTGCAGAACTTTCATAACAAACTTTTCCAGAGCAGCGACAATTTCATCATCTGTCTTGTTCGACCACATCTTCTTGACCATCGCATCAGCAGTAAAAAAGATCGAATCTGTATCACCGTAGAAAGCATATTCCTTACCAACAGTTCCACATAGCTTATTCAAAACATCGTTTATGATCTTCATCGTCAGCTTCAGATACGCTTGTCCAGATAACGTAATTGCTTCTGCAATGTAATGATTGTAATAACGGAAGTGCTGCAAACTGCAAACGCCATACAGACTGTTACCTAACACCTTCAGCACATTTTGCTTCATGTTCAATGCAGAAATATCAGATTCTGTGCTAGATTTTTCTAGAGCATTTTCAATAGACTTAACAATTTTCTTTAGATCCAACATCTTGTTTTTCGCTTCTTTACGTCCATCGAAAACTTGCTTCGTCAAGATAGGAATAAATCCGCTGATGTCAGATCGCGTAACAAGACCATTGCATGAAAGAATTTCATTCGATTTCAATTCTGGAATCTTACCATCCAATACATCTTGAACGGTATAGTCGATCTTGTATTGGATTGTTTCTGGGGAAAGATTATTCTGCATCATGATAGAAGGATACATTGATGTTGCATCTACAGAAACAACCCATCGATATGCTCCTGGCTTAGGAACATGAACATATGCTCCTTCCAACGGCAACTTCTTAGAATGAGGCTTAGTCCAGTCTTCAACAATATCTAAATCCAAGAAATGATTATAAATCAGAGATTCCCATGTACGCATGGCTGAGACGACATCTTCGTAATTACACTTTGCCATGTATGCAATAGACATACAAAGATCAACAATCTGTTTCTTCTTGTCAAGATCATCCAAAAGAAGCACGTCTACAATGTTGTACTTTACAAATGTAGACCAATAATTCTCATAAGAATCCTTGAAATCTTCCCCTGGCAGTTCTACCTTTGTAACTCCAAGTTCAACATCTGCAATGAATCCAAGTGCGAAAGATTCTTTAGATCCTGGATTGAACTTCTTATACAGATCAAGCAAATCAACATGACCAACACCAACAATCTCATATGTCAACTTCTCTTTATCATTTACGAACTTTTTATGTTCATTGACAATCTTCCAGGGTGAAAGATGTGCAGCTAGTGCTTCTCCAAGAAGATTCACCAATCTATTGTAGAGATATGGGACGTCAAAGAATTCCGAATTCCATCCAGAAAGAATATCTAAACGGTTTGTCTTCACGAACATCAAAAAATCTTTGAGCATGGATGTTTCATCAGAGAACATGCGATAATCGACATTCTTGCTGCGAATCCAATCGATGTCTTCTTGGATCTGTTCTTCTGTTTGTTTAGAATTTACATCAGGGGCATCAATTGCATATAGTCCCCATGTGGTGATCTGTTTCTTTGAACGATTATACATCGTAATCAAAGAAATTGATTCTGCTGCAGATTTTGGATCCGGGAAACCTCCTTTAGAAAGAATGTCATTTCCTTCTTCGTCAATTTCTCCAGTAGCTCCTCCGCCAATCTTTGTCTCGATGTCAAAGAACCAGACTTGAATCAAATCATTGCGTGGCTTCAGTTCTCCACGAAAATGTCGTCCTGTGAATTGACGAACAAAGTCTGAACATCCGTACAAGTTATAGACATCTTTATGAGTTTTTACAAAATCATAACAATCATTCATCGTATCAAATTCTTTACGAACGCATGATGTCTTTTTCAGTGTATGAAATTCACCTCCTGCACGTTCGATGAAAAGTTCTGGTGCAAATCGAATCTTTTCCTTTACTGGTGCTCCTTCATTGTTGTATCCCATGAAAAGGATGTTGTTTCCTTCTCTGGATACAGATGTATAGATCGAATAGTTGTTTTTTACTGTCATATCCTTGTTTAAACCGTCTCTCGTCGATTATTTTCTATCTTTAGTGTCGTTGTATGTCCAAAGCAAAAAGACCCGTTAGATCGCCTAAAATCTAACGGGTCTATCTTCGATTATTTTTAGATAGTCGAGTCAGACTCTGCTGCAATGATGTAGAGCTTTGCATCGCCTTGGAATACAAGCATCTTGTTCTCAAGAATCTTCACTTCGAACTTTTCAGCAAGCAGCTTGCTGAGGAATTCTGTCTTCACATGGAATTCGAATTCTGTCGTATTGTCTGCAACTTCAACAGAGAAGCTATTCGAGTTCACATTTGTCTTATCATGTGCAATCAAAGAAATCGATGTTCCATTACCTTGGAAAGTAACGATTGGACTCTTCAAAACTGCTGCTGCCTTCAGAGCAGAGCCCAGAGCTTCGAGTTCCAGATCGAACTTCGTTGTTTCTTCCTTCAGAGAAAGAGCTTTCTTTGGTGCGATCAGTACAGATGCATCTGCTGGGAGATATCGAACAGAATTCTTTCCTTGAACAACTGTTAGAACATTATCATCAAACAGAACATCTGGGTCTGTGAATAAACTAATGACGCCCAGGAATTCGTTCAGATCATAGATACCAAACTCCGATGGAAATTCTTCTTCAACTTCTGCTTCGGCGTAAACTGTACGCGATGGCGAAATTGTACGAATCTTGTTACCCTTCGAAAGAAGTACGTTTTGATTAATTGATGCAAAGTTCTTAAGAATTTGCTTTGTGCGTGCTGAGATCTTCATTTTTATTATTTTCCTTTTCTTGGTTTACATTTAATAATTGAGACATTATTTGATGTCCTATTTCTTGCTCGATTACAGATCTTTTCAAGGGAGAATCTTTGTAATTCATCATCATAACGGAACAGTCATAAAACTGAATCGTAATTTCTCGCCAAAGATCTATCGATACAGGATGCCACAGAAGTGGGCCAATTGAAATAACTTTTATGTCAATGTTCATTTTGGAACTCGGAAATACCCTGCATCAACATCTGTCTTCAGATAGAATCTAGGAAATGGATCCAACGATCCTCTGTATACAAATACGAGATTTTCCGGAACATAAGAATCGATGTCTTCTTTCGTGATCGATAAAATCTTCATAGATAGTTGTTTTACTTCTTTTTCGTATTCTTCAAATTTTAGCAACCAATAGAAAATCTTTTCGTTTTCTATCTGATCTTGGAAGTACAATTCTGTTGCTGTCATAGAACGTCTTTACCTTCAGTGCCACGAGAAATTCGTCTGGCTGTTCGAACTTCCAGGAAAGCTAATGCATCTTCTAGACTTGTTATGACTCGCTCGTTTTCTCTGGACCAGAATTGTCGATTCAAGAAGTGCATTCGATGAATCAAGATAGCAAGCAGTGCTTCGTTCGTAATTCCGTTTACTCCGTTGTTTGCAACACCTCCAAATTGGAAGTTCAAATCAACTCTTTCTTTTCCGGCTACAATGTGATATTGATGTCCTTCAACATTTGTTCCATCTGCTAGAGAAGAAATTGCATTAGCATAAACGCCATTGTGATCTGTATGGATTCTTGTCATGTTCAACCTTTCTTGCTTAGTACGACTTCTTGATACTTCTCCCGAAGCTTGTCGTATAAAAGGTCAAATGTCAACGAATCACCTAGTTCATCTCGGAACTTCACAAGATAAAAATTGTCTTCGTTGTTATCGGCATCCCATTTCTTGATATATCCACCAGACTTATAACCAAAGTCTTGACGGAATTTATTCAGAACGTTCTTACCAACATACTTTTCAAGTAGTTCATCCAATGTAACATCAAATGAAACCAGAACATCAAAGAAAGAATTTAGCGGAATTCCAGAACCTTGACGGACAGACGATAACATGAATTCAATGAATGTTTCAACTTCTTCAAATACATATTCATCTTTGTCTTTTGCATTGGTGTTCTTTGCCTTCAATGCTTTAATGTAACATCCTTGGATGACATCTTCATTTCTTCGGTGTATAATCGCATCAGATAGAACAAAGTGAAAAACATCAACAAGTTCCAAGACACATTGTTCTCGATTACCTCTCTCAGCTTTCTTCCACCACTTCCACGTTCCAATGCCGTCTACAAACTCGCCAAGTTCAAGCCAAACAGCTCGATAAAATGGATATCCTGCTGTCTGCCAGTTCGGATTCACTATCTTGTTGAAATTATCTTGTAGAACTAAAACTTCCCTGATCTTTTGTAGTTGTAACTGTGTACTCAATTCTGCTCCCTGTTTTTATTATTGTTCACTATTCTAACACGATGGCTTAGATTATGTCAAGCACTTTCTAAGCCATCGTTTTCTTACTTCAAGAAATTCATCAAATCACCGACAGTCGATGCCTTCAGCCAACTCGCCAGCGACACAGCCTTACCGAATGTCGATTCAAATGTACCATGAAGATTCACCAGATCAATCTTATCGAATCCAAGGTGATCTGCAAGATTCTTGGTGTTGGTTGTATTCTTGACCGTAACATGATTACGAGAATTGGCAACCAAAATCTTACGAAGTTGATCCTGAACAGTGTTACGATTGCGCACACGCTTAGTTGTCTTCTTCGTAGGCGTCTTCGGAGCAATAGGCTGGACGTTCTTGGTACGGAGATTAGCAAATGGCCATGTATTCACAGGAGCAGGGGATTGTGCCGGTGAAGCCTGAACGTTAGGGATAGGAGCAACATACGTCACATTAAAATTTTCCCAATAGATCACCTGAGTGTTCTTATCCAGGCTTCGATTTACGGATGTTGATTGGATAAAGATATCGTAGTTACCATGCTTACCTGGAGCAAGACGGATATTACCATTATGTGGAACACCAAGCAAATCACGAGCAGCCGCTCCTTCATAAATTGCATTCGATGACTTATCTCGAATGATGATCTTCTTGTAATCTTGAACAGCTGATTCCGTCTTAGTCAATTGGTAGAAAGCTGCTCCCTTCTTGTATGTCTTGCCAGTACGATTTTGAACAAATGTACGAATTTGCATACCTTCTGCACCAGAAACAGGAAGAATCATAACTTCTTGCGAAATATCACGAAGAGCAGCTTTCACTGTACTCTGACTCACGTTGTCCAAGTTTGCATAGAACTTGTCTGTAGACGTTGCACCAGCAGCAACACTCTTCGTATAACCACGCAGAGCGGTTTGGGTTTGCGTCGAGCTCTTTTCCATACCAGCAGAACTCAGTTCCCATTCTTGAATGTTATCAACTGGAATGTTCAGCTTTGATGCGATACTGTGTCGATGACCAACAGGAACACGGAAAACAAATGTCCAACGATCCGTAGCCTGGAGTTCCTTGATTCGTTGACCAAGCTTGATTGCCGAAACACTAGATGCATTGTCTGCGCCGTCTGTGATGGCCATTACAATGAACTTTGGATTTTGATCTCCCAAAGAAAGTTGATGGAGATTATTGATGATAGTATCAACAGAATCATACAGTCGGGTATAGCAACCTGGAGACGAGTAGGATGTCAACTCTTGCACACATTGTACAGATTTACCATTCTGGGCAAGACGGTTATTACCATTTCGTTCAATCGAGCACTGCAAGTGTGTCAAACGAATATCTTGATGATCATCGATCGCGGATTGCTTGAACGAATTCAAAATTTGATTAAAGTCATTCATCGCAGCCTTGGTTCGGTTGTCCATCGAGCCAGAATGATCAGTAGAAATAGCAGCATAGAGAGTCATAATAAAGTCCTTTGTTTGAAAGAAATCAGAAGAAATAATTTGATAAAAGAGTTCGTAAAGAGCAATGTGAAAGGCGTTGATTTTATTCGACTCTTCTATCAACTTTTAGCAGGATGACCTTTTTTTACTTTATCAATGTAAGAGTAGGTTGCTGAAATCATCCTAAATTTTATGGTCCCGATGATTGGTGTCGAGCCAATTTCCTCCCCGTTATGAGCAGGGTGCACTTCCGTAGTGCTCCATCGGGTTATACCAATCAATTATTAATCTTTGTCATGTATCAATTATAACAAGTATCAATCATTCTGTCAAGTTCAATTCTTCAACCAATTCACAAATTCATCGGTGATAAACTGTTCATTCAATTGTTCATCAGTTTGCTCGACAAATTTACGAATGTTCGGAACCTTCACAATACCAACATTCGAAAACATATCGGCCATTTGATCAACAAAACGGAATTCTGTTGGATTGTTCGATACACCAATGAACATGAAGTAGACTTTGTCACCACGCAGTTCTGAATCATGGAAGATTTGTTCAGTACGAGTTTGGTCATAGTTCTGACCATCTGTGATAATGAAAGCAACAGCAAGTCGTTGTGCTTCTACCTTTGCTGGAGTCTTCTTACCGAACAGAGAACCAAAGAATCCAGATGCCTTTTCTGTGATAGAATCACTCGATAGCCAACCAAATACACGAAGTGCTTCTTCGATAGCATACGAGTAGTCTGTACCACCGCACCAGCCACGAACCTTGTTGATTACATACTTCTTGACAAAACCAGGATAGTTATCTTCGGTGATGGAACCAACATTTTCGACATGTCCTTGTCCATCACTGAATGTAATTACATCAAGCTTTCGATCTGGATCAAAAGTCATGCCCCATGGAACAAGACGAGTAATCAGATCATTTGTGATACCGCTTGCATGTTCATCTTCAAATGAACCAGATACATCCAGAAGAACAGCAAAGTCAACAGGAGGTGGAGTAGCAATACCCTTCTTTTGAAGGCACAGCTTCAAGGTTTGTTCGGATTTTTGGAGATTAAGTGTCAGAGCCATGATTATTCCTTATGCAAAGTTAGCGATAACGCCATTGAAATCGAGATTGAACCCGACACCAACTTGAGCAAATGTAGACTTCCCATCAGATTCGATGATAATGGATCCCATTTGAACACCAACAAATTCACCGAACATCGAAGAAAGAGTTGCTGTCATCAAAACTGCGTTATCTGCATTCAAGATAGTGACCTTCGCATTCTGTACATTAGCAAACTTCAAACCAGCAGATTGCGGGTGGATCATGGCGATCAGAGGAATTTCGATATTCGAACCAATTGATGCGACCAGCTTCGATGGATCGATTCGAATCCATTCGTCATCACCAACGGCAGTACCATCAAGAGCATCAGCAGAATGCTTCAAAGCACCATTACGAATTTCGAACGAACCATCTGGATTCTTCGGCAAAGTACCAACTTCTTGGCCTTGGATTGTTCGCTTCAGATTATATGTGGACAAGATGTCTTCGAGAGCACTGACCTTCGCTCCGGCACCAGTATTCACACAATAGATAGCATGTAGATCCAAGTCAGTCGAGCCATCCCAGGATAGCTTAACAACAAAAGATTCACCTTTCTTCAGATTCAACTGCAACTTAGCAGGAGTTTCATTGGGCTTAGTCAGATTCAAAACAAGATTAGTCATCATATTTCCTTTTCGGTTAAAATCAAATTATACAGCAGTTTCGTGCTTTGTGGTGAACTTTTTCTGAGCAAGAGCTGCAATAATCACAACAACAAAACCAAGAATCTTGAAAATCAGATGTTGATCATCACTTACGATGTTGTGCATATTGGGATCAGAAATAATCATCTCAGCACCAACCCAGCCCAGCAGACCAGCTCCGCCCCAGACAATGACAGGGAATCGATCCATCAATTTCATGATAACTTGAGCACCAAGAACAATGATAGGAACACTGAACAAAATACCAGCAACTGCATACAATGTGCTATGAGCACCAGTAGATTCTGCAGCAGATGCAACTGCCATCACATTATCAACGCTCATCATGATATCTGCAATGATAATCGTTTTGATTGCACCAAGCAAACTGTCTGCTGGAGTGATGTTGTGTTCATCTCCATCATTTGCAATCAGTAGACTATAGCCAATCCAGAACAACCAAGCACCGGCGATGACTTTGACAAAAGGAATACCAAGAACAAGACCTGCAATAGCAAGAAATAGTCCTCGCATAACTACAGCACCAGCAGTGCCAAAGAACATGCCTTTGTTTCGCATAGCAACAGGCAAAGCAGAACATGCTAGTGCAATGACAACAGCATTATCACCACCTAGCATGATATCGATGCCAATAATCTTGGCAACAGCAGCGAAATCAATAGAAGCAAGGCTCAGAGCCGAAAAATCGATCATAATATTCTCTTTCAAAGGTTAATTTGGAAAATTCCAAATCTGATTATAACAAAGTTCAAAGAAAAGTAAAGCATTTTTAGCTTAACAGGATGACCTTTTTACAATTAACGGTTGTAGAGTAGGTTGCTGAAATCATCCTATATGACACGAAGTCATAATTTGAAACATATAATTCTGGAATCGAACCAGATGCCCTTTTCAGGGGCTGCTCGCCGAGTTGCATCATATGTTTAGAGTTGATAACACCTAATGACTTTGCTTGGATTCGAACCAAGGTTCTTCCCTGTCAGCGGGACCATCCTAACCACTGGATGACAAAGTAGCAAATATCAAATATTCAGCGGCAACGAATTCTGATTTTGCGTGTATCAACTGTCAACGGGATTGCCGTCCCTATCAACTCTAAACATACGCTTTTTAGTAGTGTGCTGCTACGCCAAAGAAGGAGCCTGCCTTACCAGTTACGGGGTGCTTCGTCACTATCCGTATCGCGTCCTCGCTCCCTATCAAACAAAACTATGCGCTTAGTATTTCTGTTTGATCTCTGTAGCACTTAGGTACTTCGCTTCACTCTTTAAAAGATGGCTGCCTTTAAGCCAACTTCCTACTAAAATCATTTTTTAAGAACGTGAAATATATGCAACAGCTGCAGCAATACCAACGATTGCAATTGCTCCTGGATAATTCAACGTATTCAAAATGTGGATAAAATCTTGCATATCAAACCTTTCAATGGAGCATAGGGTCAGATTCGAACTGACGTGGAATTTCTTCATTGGATTTGCAATCCATCGCCTTCGACCACTTGGCTACCTATGCCAATTGTAATTGGAGCGGAGTATCGGGCTCGAACCGATGTAAACTATTCGCCTCTTGCTTGGAAGGCAAGTGCTCTACCAACTGAGCTAACCCCGCATTAAAATCAATTTTACTTATTCTTCACAATGATGTCAATGTCAACTTCAACAAATCGCATATCATATTCAGAACCATCTGATTGTGTCCAGCTCAAAAACACAATATGACCAAATGTATGCAACTTATGCTCAAGAAAAATTCCAACAGAACCGATGTGGATTTGATCCAGCTTATTTTTTCCACTGATGATCTTGTAAGCACGTTTATGCACCAGATCTTCGAATTTCAGACCTTCTTGGATTGTTTTGTCAATAACAGTAATCATAATATTCTCTTTTCAGATGTTTGTTGTAAAAATTAACAGGATGATTGTTTTGCTTTTTCAAATAAAAGTTTTATTGTTTGCTGAAATCATCCTAAACTTTATCAATACGTTACATAGAAGTAATCGTAGTAAAAACCATTATCACTTTTTGTTGCTTTCCAACCAAAATCAGTGATGTCAAAATTCAATTTCTTCGCTTCTTTCTTGAAGCGTTCATAGACAATCCGTTCGGCATCTTTAAGATAAAGACTGGAATCAAAAGAACCAACGATCTTAATCCGACGACCATTTGTCCGCTTATCGTTATACACTGTACCACAACGATAACCAACAGATTCAACGAGCTTTCGAATTTCAGTAGTCTTGTTCATAATGTTTAACCTTTGTTGTTTCGGTATGTATCAATTATAACTATGTTCTGCTGCTTGGTCAAGCTCTATTTACTTTAGGTTGATCATTTCATCAACATCATAATCTTCTGAAGATTCAAAAACAGTCTTCAAGATAGCAAACCTAGAGCCACCAACATCACCTGGACAAATCATAAAGATACACTTTAAACCACGTAAAGAAATTTGATAAGTTCTGGTGTTATATGTCGTTTCATAGAACACATGTTCCATAAAATATTTCGAGATTCCCAGAACAAAATTCTTATCTTTTTCAAGACCTCGTTCTAACATGCGTTCGCATGCATGTTCTGATATGTAGAGGTCATTACAATGCTTGAGATCCAAAGAATTTTTATTTTCCTTGAACCACCTATCCAATTTGTTCCGATATGAAACGAAAAATTTAGAACTTCTCAAGACTGTCATATCGATCCAATCAAATTATCAAGGCCAACGTTTCCAGTATTTTCCGTTGCTTTCGACGGTCTTTATCAACCTAACAACGTTATTGTAACACAAATCTTGCTTATGTCTAGCATTTAATGCAAGTTCAATCTTTCTGATGATATCACGAACATTATTCGGATCGGCTTTCAGTTCATCAGAAACCCACTCAATTGCATCCGATACAACAACAGGAACTCCACCAGAAACAAGATCTGCAGCAACGATGTTGAACGTCTCTGTGTAAGTTACTTGCAATCCAATGTGCATCGTATCAACAAGTTTCAAGAATTCTTCATGATCCAACCAAGCGTGTTCGATCAACTTTGCATTCTTTGCATGTGCGAAAATTGAACGAATGTTCTTCAATACAGCTTCTCCATTGCCTTCTTTGCGAGTTCCGTTGATGTGGAATTCCAGGAAATATCCATGCTTTTCTGCATATGCAATGGCAGCAATTGCTTGTGATACTTGATTCTTCAATGGACGAATAGCACCAAAGCTCGAAACCTTAAGAACTGTAGTTGGCTCTTCTGTTTGATTTGTCCTGATATCAAGTCGATACACATTTGGAAGATATAGAATTTTAGCATCGATATCTTTTTGCTTCCATCTAGGATATGTTGCCCTAGCCAAATGCTTCATATCCTTGAATGCTTCTTGATGATTGCACGCCAAGAATACACCAGGATATGAAATATACTTCATCGACCAATCAAAAGCAATACCTTCAGTTGCCAAGAATGGTGTATGTGAATGACTTCGAATGATCCATTTGATACTAGGATGTAACTTTGTCAGAACTTCAAATTTTTCTGGAACAACCCAATATGCTTCAATGATAACATGAGTTGGATTATTTTCTTTAACCAGACGATCGATGCAATTGTTATCAACTGCATGAACAAGATTCGAACTGATTCCATTCTGATTCAAGAAATCATTAGCAAATCCTGCAGAATTAGCAAGTCCAGAAGACAATTGGCCTGTTGAGTAAGAATAACTCTCATCTTCTGGAATCCAAAGAGCATCTGGTTCACGATACTTCAGAATGAACAGAATTCTAGCAGATGTATCGAACTCTATAGGTTCTTGCTTATGAAAACAAGAGAAAAGCTTATTGAAAAAATTCATAGTGCCTTTTATTTTATTGGTGACTTCGTGTGGAATCGAACCACAATAATTTCCATCAGCCTGCATGATGGAAATCTTTCCAAACTATCAAAGCCATTGAATCATGGTGCCGACTGTCAGACTCGAACTGACGACCTACTGCTTACAAGGCAGTTGCTCTACCAACTGAGCTAAATCGGCATCTTATATTTACAGGATATCTTTTTTGCTTCTTTCCGCGTCTACCAGTTTCGCCAACTCCGAAATATGATTTATTGGTCCGGAGTGATGGAATCGAACCACCACGTCAATTGAGACAGAAAGTCCTATTAGCTTTTTTGTTTGCTGCAAATATCCTAAATTCTTTATGGCGCAATGCTACAACGCCAACATTCAACCTGAGATTCATCTTCATGAAACACGAATGCAAGATTTACAGTATGATCATGTTGAACAACATCTTTGACCGTATTCACTTTCAAACCAGACTTGAAAGGCTTTGGTTGAAATTTAGATGTTGTTTTTGGATTCTTCCAAACCTTTTCGCCGATCATAGATTTCCAAACTTTGATGTCATCTTCAGTAAATTGTTTGCTCATAATGTTCACCTATTATGTTTCGGTATGTGTCAATTTTAACATGTTACTCTTGTTTAGTCAAGTGCTTAATGAATTTCTTACCTTGTTGAATCAACTTCTTTTTCTTGATCTTGAAAGATGTCGAATTCGTTCCACCAAACATCTGACAATTCGCATAGATCTCCGCCCATGCAGTCAAATACAATGTAGGAGCAAGTCTATGATGATAAAAAGATTCATCAGCTCCTTCATGAAAGACCATATCAAGCCTCATCAACTCTGCAATGTCAACATCTTCAGGGAAAAGAGTCAACCATTGTTCAGAAGAATGTCTAGCATGATCTGGATACTTCCGTTCTTCTGTAGGTTCACAGAAAGGTTTTCCACAGTCATGATAGACTTGATATCTTCTGATTGCTAAAGAATCAACAAGATTATTCTTCAGTAGTTCATATAAATCATTCAACAATTGGATTTCATGAGTTCCAGATTCAAGTTGATCGATCAATTCATCATACGATGAAGCAACCATCTTCCCATGATCCAACATGTTGATATTTTCAAATTGGTAACACGATTGCATCTTTGCAATCAGATCATCAAAAGTCTATGCATACATGATCAACCTCCATTAAAAAGACGATACTTCTTGAATTTATTCCTGTGTTCTTGTGTTACAGGTTCAGAAGCAAACGATGTAAATCCATAATCCCAGTCTGGTTCAAAGAACTTTATCAGTTCGATTCCAGAATCTTTAAGCTTCTCATAAGCTTTTTCTAGTTCCTTTTGATTCTTCACTTGAAGAACAATCAGAGAAGATGGTTCGTTTTCTTTATCGTGTTTTAGATGGATTCCAGACTCCAAGGCTGCATGTGCTGTCTGCACAATGATTTGTTCTATTGGAAGATCCTTCCGAATAAACACATACACCCAAGTCTTTTCTTTGTTGATCTACGATCGCATTTTCTTTCCTTTTGTTGATGGTTAAATGGTACTTCCATGGAGAATTGAACTCGCAATTAGCGGATCGAAAATCCGCTGTCCTACCTTTAGACGATGGAAGCATAAGTTACTTACGGTAACAAATCGGGCAATTTCATAGAAAGTCTTCTTTTGAACTTCTTTCATTGGAGTTACTAGCGGCTTACCACAGCCTCTTTATAGCGCGTACTCTTTGCGTCTTTACCTTACTCGATTGGTAAAGCATCCACATTAAATCTTAAGGATTCAATCCGAGGAGGACGTATTCTTCTGCTCGTTCATTGCATTCAAGAAATTCTGCAGTACATCAATCTGAGCTTTGATTGCACATAATGCAACATGTGCTCGATCCTTATCTAGCCTACTGTTAGGATAAGCATAATCATAACTCTGAATCATTCGACCCAAACTGCTCAGCAGAAATTTCTTTGTATCAAGTTCAAGATTTGTTTTCATTACAATCTCCGTAATAAGAAATTTTAGCGTAGAAGGCCAGAATCGAACTGACATCATGTCTTATGCACTTGGCACTCTTTCGAGAAGACACTTCGATGGACCTTGCATCCACCTCCCAAGAGCTGGCTAACCAATTGCCAACATCTGCGCTAAAATTTTCAATCATGGCCGGTAGTATCGGATTCGAACCGATGACCAAAGAATTTAGAGTTCTCCGCTCTAACCAACTGAGCTAACTACCGATAAATCAATTATACAACAACTTCAAAGAAAGATCAAGCCTTTTCTCCAAATTTCTTTTGGAGTCGTTCAAATTCTCGACGATCTCGTTCTTCTTGATCAACTTTCCTATTGTTTTCTCGATCAATTCTGGTTTGATATTCCTGATCTGTCTCTGGACGATCGTAATACATTGCGAAATAGAAATATGATCCATCAGTATAATCGTATCGTTCTTCTTCAATCCCAAATTTGATTGTTTGAGGATCAATTTCAGGACGATCTATGATTTCTGTTTGTAGACGTTCAAAAAGATCATCAAATGTGAATTTTTCATATGTCCCAAACAAATGAACATTGGAAGTAACTGTTTTTCTTTCGCTCATTATTTCCTCGTTTAAAATGGTGGATATGTTGGGAATCGAACCCAAATTGCCCCCTAACAGTATGGCTACATGTCAGTTAATGCTCCTATGGCTACTCACCATGCATACACCTCACCAGAGCACACCCTCTAAAAATCGATGTCAAGATCATCTTCATCCATGTCGTCTTCCTCTGCATCAATCACCCAGTTAGAATACTGACATAATTCGAGCCTAGCGGAGTACAATTCTGAGATTGGCTTACCGGCAATGCCTCCATCAATCTGACGTTGCATGTGTTCTTGACAATGCAAATACAAAGAATGAATCCTATCATTTATCAATTGATTAGAATTCATATTTGACGTAATTGAAACAAATTCGATGTTCATGATATATCCTAAGGATTTATCTTCATAACAATAAAATGGTGGAGGTGACAGGAATTGAACCTGCGACCTGATGCTTGCAAAGCACCTGCTCTACCAACTGAGCTACACCCCCGATGGTAGCGGGAGTGGGATTCGAACCCACGACCTTCAGCTTATGAGGCTGACGAGCTACCAGACTGCTCTATCCCGCAACAAAACTAATTCGTCGATGCATACGTCTATGCTGAATAGGTAAAGATTCGAACTTTACTATACCTCCCTCCCGGGTAGTCGCTGCCCACTTCGCGTTCTATTCTCGACGATAAATTCCATTATCAAAGAGTTCCCGATAAAGAGTCTATCCTCTATCTATCATTTCCTAACACTCGTCACATGATCAATTTGTGAGAAATGTATTAATCGGCTGACTCGACCGTCATTTTAGACAAAGAACTCTTTGATAATGGGCGATAGTGTCAGAGCGGCAGGACTCGAACCTGCGATCTCTCGCTTCCAAAGCGAGTGACTTGACCAACTAGCCTACGCTCTGACACTATCACCAACATTTTAACAGGATATCATTAACTGTAAAAGAGTTTAATGGTTGCTGAAAGATATCCTAATTCTACTTACTCTTCATTATTCTTCGATTTCATTCCTCGTAGACAACAACCTTGATTTGAGCGTACGGAACATCAAATCGTTCGCCGTCTACTGCTTCTGCGATAAAGCAACCCGTGCCAACATAATCTTCAACAAAGATCACATTTTCTTCTGGGATATCATCCACAGACTTCAGAACCAACTTATCGCCAAACTTCAAATGCTTGTATTGTTCCATAATAATCTCCGGTTACGTTGTGTTTCGGTATGTATCAATTATAACGAAGATCAAAGGTCAGGTCAAGCATTTTCTAAAGAAATCAAAAATCAATCATAACAAGGATGCAGACCACCATCGTAATAAATCTGTGGAAAGTAAAGGATTCGAACCTTTGGTCGCCCAATAGGGCAACGACTGTTTAGCAAACAGTTGCATTAATCCACTCTGCCAACTTTCCTATAAATTGGTGGAGCTAGTAGAATTCGAATCTACTCACCTAGAAGGAAAAGATTTACAGTCTTTCGCGCCTCTCCCACTGCGCCGCAGCTCCAACGAACCAAAATATAATTCATCTAGTTTGAAGTAATTGTTTAAGGAATCGAACCTCAGGCATCCAGCCAAACAATATACGACCGCTTCAATCAGTCACTAGATGAATTATATTTTGGTGCAGACACTTGGATTTGAACCAAGGACCTACGCGTTATCAACACGTTGCTCTAAACCAACTGAGCTATATCTGCGCACGTTCCCAAGGACTCGAACCCTGACCGCATGGATTTGGAATCCAGCATCCTGCCATTGGAATAGGAACGTAAAATATGGCTCCGCACACTGGCAACGATCCAGTCTAACCAGGGATTAACAGTCCCGTCCATGCACCTTGCTCGGATTCTGCGGAATATGATTTACTTAGGGCACTTTTCTGGCAACATCGTATGGCTATCGATCTTTACAGTAGCGCCAGATGTCCACTGCAAATACACAATACCATCATGACATGTTTCAGAAGCTTGGCCAGTGTAATGAGCCGTCAACTGAGCAAACTTACCGCAACCAGTCAAAGCAAAAGTTACAGCGCAAACAATAAAAAGCTTCTTCATATCGATCTCCTAAGTTTCAATAAATCAAGTATAACATCAATAAACCGTTTTGTACATCTTTTCGGTCAAATCATTGTACCGAATTTGTAACTTATCATATGCATCTGACAACTCTTTGATTTTATCCTGCGCTTCTTTATCAGCAAGCTGGATAATGCGATTACGCGCTCGATCAAGCGCAGTGTAAGTTGATGTTGGATTACTGGACAAATTTCCACGAAATCCGTTATATGTATATCCATCAAAGATCTGTTCCATGACATGATCGATTACTTTATCAGAACAAGACAGAGATTCGACGAATTCGACATGTTGATCTGGATCTAGATTCTCGTGGATCAAATCGAAGATATCAATTTTCAAAGTAAGCGATCGATCGGACGATTCAACTTTTAGATGTGTCATTGTGATCCTTTTTCATCCATGTATTCAATAAATTAGCGTCTTCTGTTGATAGCTGCATTGTTTTCGTCGAATCTCTAGGAAGATCTGATATAGCACCTATCAATCTACGAAACGATTCCTCTTCGCGCCACCAATAATATGCACATTCGTGCATGTCATTCTTATACATCCATTTCTTTACATTTTCGTCAGTTGTATAATCTGGAAGTTTTGAATAAAAGAAACTACGATTTGGTTTATTCCGTAGGGATTCGATAAGAGCAATCCCTTGATCTAAGAATTCTCTTTTTAGCGTTACTCGTTCTGCATGCAATATTTTCAGACAAGCCATGCTTTTTCTGTATACTTCTGCTTCTGAGATTGTTATAGTGGAACTGTTCATTTATTCTTCCTTTGAATGGTGGGCGGGATGGGACTCGAACCCACAGTGAAGTTACCTTCAGTCAGATTTTAAGTCTGATGCCTAGACCAATTCGGCTACCCGCCCTGTAAGAATCAAATTAAGATTCTGCTTCTACATGATATCCAACGAAATGCCTACCACGTAAAGCTGCTTGAGGACAATCAACTAAATCTTCTTGGTATGCATAAACAGGAATCAGTTTGATATTTTCTATAGGAAATCCAAGTTCACGACTAAACATAGATTTTATAGCATCTTCGTTGAAGACGAAGATCTGTATCATGTTTATTGACCAACAGTCAAATCAGTGATCAATTCAACTGTTACATTCCCATTGTCATAATACTTACTGAGCAAAAGTGCAATCGTTTCACTCACCAGATTAACTGCAATAGCTTCTTCAAAAGAACCATAGCAGAAAGGTGCGGCATACCCACTTGCCAACACAGGCGTATAAATTTTCTTGATAACAACAGGTTCTGGATTGCAAATTGCAAACGCGCCATGAAGAGGAGTACCAGACGAAATCTCTCCATATACATTCACAGATGGAGTAAACTCTTCGCCAGATCGCGTATCCCTGATGTGGCAACAATGCTTAAACATGCTATTTGAATAATTCACATTCAACACGGCGATTACTTCATATGCATCATTAGAGCAAACCAAAGGCTTCTTAAAATCAACTCGCTTCATATCAATCTCCTAAGTTTCAATAAATCAATTATACAACAGTCTTTGTTGAAAGTATAGCCTTATCGTGCTGTTCATTAGCAAACGTATCAATGTCTTCGAGTGCAATCGGAAAATAATTGGTATGCTCGACAGAGAGACAGACATACCGATGATCTGGTTGCCAAATACCATCTGTATCAAGATCACCAACGACATCTGCATGTAGATGGCCATGTAGATTCTTCTTCCAACGACTCAGAGAATTTGAATGAATTGGGATGTGAGTCAAGATATGACCAGCAAGTTGATGTGATGCTCGAACATCTTTGAAATACTTTGCATATACAGCCAAAGAATCTTGATCATGATTTCCTTTGATCAAAATCTTTTCACCATTCAAACGATCCAGAATAGGAAGAAATTTCTTGTTCATCGCAAGATCACCAAGCATGTAGATTTTGTCATTTGGCTTCACGACCTTATTATGACAATCTACCATGTGTTCATCCATTTCTTCGGACGAATCAAACAAACGTAGTGGCGTGATCCCATCTCGACGCTTGAAATTTAAGATATTCTTGTGACCAAAATGTTGATCTGAAATTAAGAAAATATTTGCCATATCAAATCATAATCCGATTGTCGACTACTGATTCGCCTTCGACGTCTTGCCAACGATTGCGCATACGTTCCAATGCTTCTTCTGGGACACCGTGCACATTCTGAAAATTCCCAAGAACCTTGACAACGCGAACCGGAATATGCAGTTCATACGCCATTTCAAGATAGTCTTTCATTTCTTTGCGAGTTGTGAAAGTATTGCTCACAACAACAGAAAGACCATCGCTCAAAGCAGATCGAGTCTTTTCCTGACACCAACGATGAGCTTGATAAAGCTTAGTTGCATCAAAAAGATAATTTCCTTCTGGATCAATAAAATATTGATCTGCTTCGTAATTCAGATAGCCCAGAGTCTTGGCATATGTGCTCTTACCAGAGCCAGGAATTCCACGAACGATAACAAGTTCTGTCATGATAATCTTTCTTTTTGAATTGGTGCGTCGTGCTGGACTTGAACCAGCGACCTGCGGATTAACTAAAGTGCAGTATTTCTCTGCACTTGATGTAAGTCCGATGCTCTACCAACTGAGCTAACGACGCATTATTGGCAAGGGATATTGGATTCGAACCAATGACACGTAGAATCAAAATCTACTGCTCTACCAACTGAGCTAATCCCCAACATTCTGGAGGAAGCGGTGAGATTCGAACTCACGGTCCTCTTTCGAGAACGCTGGTTTTCAAGACCAGAGCCTTAAACCACTCGGCCACGCTTCCATTTCGTACTTACATGTTCAAATAACGATGAACGAAATTAATCGCATCTTGAACAGTCCGTACTTGTTCTTTAACTTCTGTATCGTTAACTTCGATACCAAATTCATCTTCAATCGCCATAACGATCTCAACAACATCCAAAGAATCTGCGTATAGATCTTCAATAATTCGATTTGATTCGTTCATATTGTTCGTATCAACACCAAGATACATAGCAATGATTTGTTTTACTCGAGATTCAACTGAACCTGTCAAATTAGGAAGATTAAAGAGATCAAGACCATCTTCAACATCAATCTCAGAATTGTCGATCTTAAATGATGCAGAAATAACATAATCGACAAAGTTACCAGAACTCGGCGATTGATGCAACTCATCATTCAGAGCTTGCATCGTCCTTTCAAGTTTTGAAATCTTCCGATTCAAAGCACCCAGACGATTAGAAAGTCTCTTTGCTGTCAGATAAAAGTATTTTGTTTCTTCTGAATGAGCTTTGTCTGCTAATCCATAGAAATGTTTTCGTGTAGTTTTTGTATCAATCTTGTCGTCATACAAAGATGTCAACTCGGAACTCATAATAGATTTAATCCTCTGAAGATGATCTTTGGTCAAATGGTTCATAACAAACTCCTAAGTTTCAATAAATCAATTATAACAATCTTCTTGTCAGATGTAAAGCTCAATCCATCACAATTAAATCATCTTTATTGATGCATAGTTCATATTCTGTGATAATTCCAACTTTGATTGTAATGCCTTCTAGCATGTCAAAAGCAAGATTGCCTCGATCGGTTCGAGTCCATTTCACGTCATAAGTCTCGGAAATATTAATTGCTACCTTATTAGGAATAGTCAACTTTTTCATTCCACTCTTAGGATCACGTACAGTTGCCATGCTTAATCCTCCTTCACAATAATAGTAAAACCAGCAAAATCTCTTTGAGAAACACCTGGACCATCATAATCTGGATATGTGTAATGGGGAATCAATGTAATCTTTGCCTCGTCAACATTCAATCTTCCAGCATACATTTCTTTGATTTCAGTCAAAGATACTTCATATCTAGTTTCTTGAGAAATTTTCTGCATAATCAATCCTTCTTCGGGTCAAAAGAACAACCAACTTCAGGAGACTCGTCTTGCTTGAAAAGCTCTCGCAGTTCTTTCAACATGAAAGTAGTACGAGCAGAAATAGTGATCATAGGAGCAACTTCTTCCTTGAAGTCTTTCTTTGAGATCGGTTCGATGTAACGATATGTCAGCATGTCTATCTCCTAAAGTTATTAACAAAATCAAATTATACAGATTTTTTATCGGATGTAAAGCTCTTTTTCTTAATTCTTCGACAAAATTTTAATGTGATCAAATTGATATAGATCTCTCTTACTTCATCTTGTTTGCAAGAAAGCACCCATTTGATATCAGATTCGTGGTGCATGATTTACCTTCGTTTGATGTGACTTGTTTCCTAATTGCTGCTTAGATTCCAGCACCCAATCTTTCTTCTCTGATGACCGAACAATCTTCAAATCAGCCATAGGAGCCATGTTCTGATATTTTGACGGATCCACAATCTTGCAAAGTCCCCATGCTTCCAAGAGATTAGCAATACGATTTCGACGAGCAACATCACCAATTGTAAGCGTAGATGGCTTCTTATTCAAGTAATAGATTTCTTTGAAATGAATGATGTAATACTTCCCAGCTTTCTGAAGAATGTTACATGTCTGTGTCAATGTCTTGGATCCCTTAGAAGGAATCCCAATACGAGTCAAAGTTTCTCGAATCTTAGGAAAGGCTTCTTCGTCTCCTTTAAAATCTATTTCTAGCATCTTATCCAAGCTCCAGTCATAAAGAACCGATTCTGGAGATGCTATGATTGTGTTATCTGTCATGATGTACTTCCTTATTATTTTACAAAACAAAAATCAGGCCCTACTTCTTTGCCTTTCCTACTTTGCCGCCTGTTGACAAAGAATCTTTAATTTTCTGAAGCTGTTCTTCAGAAAGAATTTCAATGTACTCCAATGCTTTCTTTTCAGATACATTGTAGAACTTCATTACATCCAGCAGCTGATCTGTCTTTTCCTGCTTCTTTTCCCACTTGCCATATCTCTTCTTCTTGTTAACAGAGTAGAAGTAGAAAAGATATTGCGAATACAGATCAACGTACTTGAATCCATTTGCTTCATCTGAATAGAAGACTGTATCAAAATTATTTGACATTGCTCTATTCAACATGAAAGCATTACTTACTTCTTCGATTTGTTGCTGTGTTAAAAGCTCGAACGAAGAATTGATGTTATTTGCTATGTCAAAGAATGATTTAACTTCCACTGCTTGCCTCTGCTTCTTCCTTAGTCATCCAATATGGCATTTGAATGTATGCTGGTTCTAGTATACCATCGTTTATGATGTAGTGCACATAAGATTCATTTCCCATGAATTCATGAGCACTATTTTCAAACCATTCGAAGATATCATAGAGACCTTCGTCATCATTATCTTCAGCTAGCATCGAAAGCAGAACATGAATGTTGTTAGCCAAGAATTTAAAATCCAAAGATGTTACATCTTTCTTTTCAAAATAACTTTTTGGCTGAGTGATAACAAAAGAGTAGAGACTCTTTGATTCATCGTTATCAAACATGAACATCATCGTAATCGAAGGAACGCACGATACACCTGTTTTATTATCTGATTCATACGAATGAATCCAGTTTCCACATTTATTCAATGTTTCTGTGAAATGCATCACATTCATCACAGATGGATCAAATGTACGATCCAAATGCATGATCGACAAAATTTGAAATGATTCATTTGGATCGTACATATTTCACTTCCATTCAGCCGTAGCCATGATTTCTGTCATACAAGCCATCAATGTGATCTCAGCATCTGCTGTTCGCGTCACTCGATCTTGATATGTATCAAGAAGGAGAACGATCTGAGGAATAGATTGCCCAACAAATAGATCCAGGAGACGATCGTAGATATCACGGAAGACTGCTTGGTAATCTCCAGAATTCTGAGCAACCCATTTTCGAACTTCACCGAACTTCTTGTTCTTCATAGCTTCATAAAGAGCATTCGTTGGGATAGCAGCATCCAAAGATTCCGAAGTGATATTTCCACGAGCACCTGCTTTTTGCAAAGCATTCAAGACACGTCGCATATCAGGGAAGAATCGAGCAACAATAGTAGCAACTGCTTTCTTGTCAAATTCGATGTTCTCTTCTTTCAGAATTTCCATGCAACGCTTCCATGCTTTCATGGTAAGCTCTTGCTTTTCTTCATTCGTTGTGCTGAAATCAATAGCAATACATCGAGATTGAATAGCATCGATGATCTTATTCTTAAAGTTTGCAGTGAATACAAATCGCGTGTTCTGGCTAAATTCTTCAATAAAACCACGCAGAGCTTTCTGCCCAGCATCCGAAATACCATCTGCTTCATCCAGCATAACAATCTTCAAATTACCTTCCATCGAAGCTGTCGATGCAAACTGCGATACTTTCGTTCGAATCGTATCAACGCCATTTTCATTCGATGCATTGATGTAAAGCAGATCAGCATCGAGCATCTTTGCCAATGCTTTAGCAACTGTTGTCTTCCCAATCCCGGCCGAACCAGTCAAGAGCAAATGTGGAATCTGTCCATTCTTCACATACGAAGTACATTCATCACGAAGCCGATCTGGCATGATGATATCCTTGATATCAGATGGACGGTACTTTTCAACAAACAAATATTCTGTGCTATCTTCAATCAAACTCATGTTATTCCTTATCAATTTTTAATGTTCCGCATTTAGGACAAAGGTAAACTTCTTGCCAATATTTCCATCCAATACTGTACTCCATCTTTACTTCGACTATCTGAAATGGCAGAAGATCAGAAGCAACGGTAAATCCGTGACAATCCTCTTTGTATTCTACCTTCGAATCGTCATATCCACATACACATTTCATGATTTATTTCCTTCTGTTGGGATTACAACGAAAGGTTCGATTTGTTGTGTTACATCTTCGAAATTGATGCTGAACAGATCTTTTGATTTTACAGAATAAATGGTCAAGCTTCTGTATTTGTTGAATGCTCCTGTATCGATGTTCAAACACTTGCCAATCTTCACAGGAGTGTTCATGATAGTGTGACCGGATACGATCAAAGAAAGATCATCGGAATTGTATCGATCGAACTTTTCTTTGGAAACTTTACACGTCTTTGGATCTGTCCCATAGAAGTCATAGAATAGACTGCGTCCCCAAAAAGAGAAATCTTCGCCATCTGATCTAGCAATTCTACAGAGTTGATTAAGCGTTTCATCATTCTCGATGTTTTCATCGGTCAAACCAATACCAGTCGTGACATTGAATTCTGCGTGAACAATATGAATTTTGTTCTTACCCTTGATAGTTCTTACACGAGGAAGGCTTATGAGTTCATCAGCCAAATCTCGAATTTCCATCATGTCATCTGTATGAGCATATCGTTGAATCCAATCACCACCATTGTTCAAGAATGAATATCCATATCCATCTGGATTGTTTTTCACATATGAATAGAACATTTGTTCATGATTCCCTAGAACAGGAAAAAACCACTTTTCTCGAATAAGTTTCAGTGTCCCAAATGAATCGATGCCTCGATCGACAAGATCTCCGACAGAGAACATACGATCTTTTTCTTTATCAAAACTAACTTCTTTCATGAACTTTTCCAGAAGATGAACAGATCCATGTAGATCTCCTACAATGTAATCTTTCCCGACTAAATTCTCTTCATGCTCAATACGAAGAACTTCTCCAAATTTCAAATCCATTATAAACCTTTCTGTATTGTTATTTTCTGCATTCGACTACATTGATACATCCAAACCAAACAAATGCAACTGACGTTGATCTGGTAAAGATTAAACCGGAACCAAGTGACTTCGAGTTGCATATTGTGTGATGGTGTTGTATTGATCTTTCGTAATCTTAAATTCTTCTATGATATCTGCTCTCTTCTTTCCTTCGATCTCTTTTGATCGACGAACAGCCAGAATAACTTCATCTGAAAGAACAACTTTACCAGATGCAATAGAAGCATCAACAGCTGCTCTTGATCTAGCTTGCCTACTCATCTTACGTTTCGTCTCTGGTCGTTCTTCTTTCATTACAGAATTGTAGAGACTCTGACGAATAGGCATCAACATACCAACATGCATATCATTCCTTATGAAATAATCTTACATCTACTCTAACACTGATAATCATTCTTTGTCAAGTGCTAATCTTTCTTATAAGTAGATTTCCCATAGCACGCACCCGTCATGGTGATAAAGACACCTATAACGTTAAAGGAATAAAAGAAAAAGTTCTTTAAGACCTTCTGAAGAAAGAAATGCTGAATAGAATTGTTGCAAAAATCGTTATGATTAAACGAAAGCCATGATGTTCTTATTATTCTATGGATACTTTCTTGAATCGCTTTAAACACATTATCAGGCGCATTTTTATTCCTTGCGGACACAGATTGCCAACTGTGACTAATATCACCAATAGAGCCTGTTTCATCAATCAGAGATTAGCTGATTGTTCCTGCGGGTGCGTGTGAGAGTGTATTGCATTCACTCTCGAACAGGGTGCGAAGATTTTATGTCTTCTGCAGAACTTTGATCATCTGTCTATCATCTCTTTTCTTTCCAGCAACCGAGACGTGGTCCATTCACTAAAGGAGGAAGTCCTTGATTTATAGTTTATATGAGTGTGTCTTCTATGTCAAGCTCTTTCTGTAAAGATAGATGAAAATATTTTGTAAAAAGATCTTGACTTGATGAATGTATGAATGTAGAATGGTTTTATAAGAATAATAACAATGTAGAGGAAGTATGGCAGATTACATCAACAAAGAAGAAATGTTAGCGGAAATTCTTGAGTACAGACTAGCTGTTTTGAAAGCAAAAGAGGAAGGAATAGATAAACCATCTCTATCGAATTCATTGATGAAGAAGTTCATGATGATAACAGATGGAATAGCACGAAGACCTAACTTCAATGGCTACTCATTCTTGGACGAAATGAAGTCCAGAGCAAATTATTCTTGCATCAAGAAGGCTCACTACTTCGATCCAACAAAGTCAGACAATCCCTTTGGGTATTACTCGAGAGTCATCTGGAGAGAGTTCTTGAACGTCATCAAGGAAGAAGAAAAGCAAAGCTATATCAAAGCAAAAACTTTCTATAATTCATCCGCAACATTCGACTCTCTGGAGTATGATAAAGATGTTGATGTTCAATCTGAAGGATTTGCTGTTCCATATTTTGACGTTGACGAATACGAAAAGAAGAATGGGATAGATAATTCTCACACAAAGAAAGAAAAGAAGTTGAAGGAACAAAGAGGTCCATTGTCCGATTTCCTCGAAGCGGATGAAATCTTTGATTCGTTTGATTTAGAAGACGTAGAAGAATGATCCCGATAGTTGGAGATATGCATGTCGGGGCAAGATCCGGCAACAAGCTATATCATGAATATTTCTCTCTCTGGCTGAAAGATTTCTTTCAGTTCGTAGATGATAACGACATTCGTGAATTTATTCAACTCGGTGACATGTTTGATGTGCGTAAGCATGTTGATACTTGGTGTCTTTCATGGTTCAAAGAAAAGTTTGTCAAAGAATGTGTTGACAGAAAACTTCTGGTTCATGTCATCATAGGGAATCATGACATACACTATAGAGAATCACTAGAAGTGAACACGCCAAATCTAGTTTTATCTGAATGGTCTGATACATTCAACGTAATTGATAAACCTACAGAAGTTGCTATTGATGGTAAGACCTTTCTTCTGGTTCCTTGGATAGCAAAATCAAATAAAGAAGATGTAGAAAAGGCAATCAAGAAATCTAAAGCTTCATATCTATGTGGTCACTTTGAATTCAATGGATTTCCCATGCATAAGGGATCTGTCGCAAAAACAAAGCATGACCATGTTAGCTATGGAAAATTCAAGAAGATCTTCTCTGGACATTTTCATACAAAGTCTGAGAAAGACAACGTAATCTATACAGGAACACCATATGAAACAACGTGGATTGATGCTAACGATGAAAAGGGATTTTATGTCATTGGAGAAGATACAATACGGTTTGAACCGAACAGCCATACTTTTCATGAATTTATTCGGTTTCCTGAAGTAAGAGATGTATCAAAGAAATTTATCAGAGGAATCATAGAAGATCTATCTGATAAAAAAGCTATCGAGAATTGGAAAGAAAAACTCCTTGCTTTTAATCCACATGATATAAAATTTCAAGAAAAGACTCAAGTAACATATGCATCATCTGTGAACATGGATAAGATCAAATCTACAGAAGAATTTATCTTCGATTTCATTGATGAAACGGAAACAAATCTTGATAAAGATAGATTGAAGAACATCATGTCTGGTATCTATCAAGCTGTGATGGGAGATGATAATGCTTAATTTTGGAGTCTTAACAGGTAAGAACATCATGTCTTTTGGTTCTGGTGGATTTGAGATTGATCTATCAGAAAATCAAATTTCGATGATGCGAGGTAAATCTGGAAATGGTAAGTCAACGATTCTTGAAGCATTGACATATTGTCTTTTTGGTAAGCCTTACAGAAACATCAAGTTAGCGCAGCTGATTAATTCTATCAATGGCAAAGGGATGTTAACAACGATATCATTCACATCCAATCAAGATACATTCAAAGTCATCAGAGGGATGAAACCGGCTATCTTTGAAATTTACAAGAATGGGGAGATGATACCAGAAGAAGCAGCATCCAGAGACTATCAAAAGTTCTTAGAAGAATCTATTCTTGGTTTTGGTTATAAGACATTCAAGCAAGTTTGTGTTATTGGATCAACAGCATATACACAATTCATGTCTCTTAGTTCGAGTGAAAGACGTAACATGATTGAAGAACTACTTGATATCGCAGTCTTCTCTAGAATGGATCTTAAAGTAAAAGAACTTCTGAAGAAGATGAAAAAAGATGTTGATTTGATCTCTACTCTTGTTGATGCAAAGAATTCTGAATTAGGGAGACTGAATAAAATTCTATCCGAGATGCAAGAATCCGAATCAAGGAAGAAAACAGAATTCAAAGATCAGATAGATTCGCTAGAAAAAGAGAAGACTGAAATTAATAGTCGGATTGATCAATACAATAAGATTGTCTCCCAGTTGATCGAGAAAACAGCAGATGAATCTAAGATTAGAAAATCTCATTTGGATTCTCAGAATGAACTTCGAGGATATTTGGATACAATTTCCAGGTCGAAGTCTACGATGAAGTTTTTCGAATCGAATGACATGTGTTCAACATGCAATCAAGAAATTACAGCTGATCATAAGCATTCGATTGTTTCGAAAGAAAAACAGATTGTTTCAGATACGATGAAACTTTCCAAAGAAATTTATTCTACGATAGAAGAATTCAATAAAAAGATAGAAGAATTTGATTCTTTTGCAGACGCATTGCATAAAGCAACCAACAAATTGCTTGAACTACAATCAGATCTCAGAGCAAAAGAATCGCTGCTGACAAACGTGAACCGAGAGTTGAACCGAGAGAATGATTCCGATAAGGTGATCAAACAAAGCAATCAAGTTTCAGATGAACTCAGAACAAATATGGTTCAGAAGATTATTTTGTTGGAAGACCTGGATTACATTAATGTTTGTGCTACAATTCTTAAAGATACAGGAATCAAATCTAAGATTATATCAACGTTCATTCCCATGATAAATGATCGAATCAATCATTATCTGGAATCTTTTGATTTGTTTGTTAACTTCGAATTGGATGAGAATTTCAGCGAAACCATAAAGAGCAGACATCGCGATGCATTTACATACGACTCTTTCTCAGAGGGAGAAAAAGCAAGAATTGATACCGCGATACTTTTCACATGGAGAGACATTGCACGAAGAAAGAATTCTGTATCAACAAATCTTTTGATCTTCGATGAAACTTGCGATCGTTCTTTGGATGATGATTCTATCCAAAGTTTCCTTGAAATTCTCCGTGAACAAGATGGAACCAACACCCTGATCATCACACACAGAGGAGCAGATCCTGTTTATTTTGATCGTTGCTATCATGTAGATAAGAGATCGGATGGATTCTCGAGGTTAGAAGATTTAAGTTGACTTCTTTGAAACTTTCTTGTAAACTCCAATCATTGGAAGTCCAAGGAGACAGAAATGGCAAAAGTCTATAAGAAAGTTGGCAATGATTATGTGGAAGTAGACAGCCCACTAAATCCAGACATCATTGCTGCTAATCTCACACAGAATCCAATCTATGGTTTGATTTCAACGGATCAATCTCAGACGAGACAATCTGTCTACTATTTCTTGATGCTTTTGTTTTCGATCCCAGCTTTCACTGATTACATGATTTGGAAACACTTCTCTCAAGTTTTTGCTTGTGTATATGGGCTTCTGATCATTTTTTGTTTTGTGAAACCTAAGATGTGGGTTGTATTGGCGATCGTTACTGTTGGATTTTACTTCATGACAGAAGCATATAAGTTGCCTATCTTCTGATAGCTCACTTTTCAATTTTAAATAGGAAGTTACTTTAAACGAGAACTTCCTATTATGCTTTCAGAATCGCCATTTTATCATTCATCAATACGAACAATTTTAATCGCCTTCGGTCGTCTTTTTACAGATCTTCAATTCGAGCGTAAAGATTCGGGCGGAAATGTAGTTCAGCTTATCAAAGTTCCTGTTGCTCCTGGATCCAGGGAAAAATGGATAGCAAGAATACAAGAAGATCCAAACCTATCAGGTAAGACTCAAATCACGCTTCCAAGAATTGGATTTGAGTTGGATGGGTTTCAATATGATGCGTCAAGAAAATTACAGACGATGACACAGTTTTCTGGAAATCTTTCTGGAAAACTTGATGAGATAACAACAGCATATTCACCAGTTCCTTATACTTTGTCTTTCAAATTGTATGTTGTTTCAAAGACACAAGGTGATGCTTTACAGATTGTTGAGCAGATTCTTCCTTTCTTTACTCCTGGATATACAGTCACCGTAGAGATGTTTCCTGAAGTTGGAATCAATCAAGACATTCCATTTGTTCTTCAAGGTGTCTCGATGGAAGATAGCTACGATGGTCCTTTTGAAACAAAAAGAACAGTTACATACATCTTAGAATTCGTTGCTAAAGCAGAACTTCTTGGTCCTGCTAAGACAGGTGGAAACACAATTCTTCATACAAGAGTCAAACTTGGCTCTTCCATGGATACGCTTTCTGAGATGCACTCTTGGGATGCGACAGAATCTGGAGATGTAACGAACAATGGATGGTCTGAACTTCTTTAATTCCTAGTTCTATGTAATGTCTTTAGTTGATTGTTTGAATCTTTGATTGTATAATCACTTTATTGTGATAACGGAGATTGTTATGGCCAAGCATATTATTGTATTGACAGCAAAAGAAATGACTGGTGCTCAGCACGTTTCTTTTGCAAAAGAAACAGAAGGAAAATATCTCGTTGGATATCATTCTGGCTATGCAAAGCTTGCATATTCTTCGAAGAAAGCTTTCAATGCTGCTTTTGCGATTGCATTGGAAAGAAATATCAAACCAATGACCGAAGAAGAATTTGGTTTTGCTTGCCAGAAACAATACGACAAAAATATTGCCGTTATCAACAAAAATACTTTGACACTTGAAGAAATGAAATCTTTGGTTACTCCTGAGAACAAAGCTTTGTTTGATATGCAGTGTAAAGATAATAGTTCGGCTATGTCTTTTATATTTGATTTGATCAGGAATTCGAGTCTGAATAAGACAGGGACAGCTAATTGCGGGAATGCGATCTGTGGTATGTTTATGAAATTTTAAGGAGATCTTTATGCGAGAAATTAAACTTGAATACTGCGAAATCAAAGAAGCTGATGGTGTTGGCATCACATCTTATACGATTGGCTACTGCTCAACGATGTATGCTGCTAATCATTGGGTTAGCAAGTGTCCATCATATCTGGATAGTTCATTCACATCAAAGACTCTTTTGATTTGTGAGACTCCAGAAGATGTTGATATGTTTTTGAATCAACAAAAACGACTGAAGGCACTTTCTAAGTTGTCCAAAGAAGATCGAGCTGTCTTGGGACTGGAATAATCATGAGCTACTATCAATATGCAAATTCTGGTCGTTCTCTGGGACGTATCCTACATCAACTCAATGATGTACTTCGTATTCCTAATCATGTCGTTTCAGAAGTGATTTTGTCGGAAAATTCTTCTCTGCTTCTTTATGGTAAGATCTTTGCTCATTATAACTGGATGACGAATGATACTCCAATTTTCGTTTTCGCAGATGAGTATACAAGCTTTATCAAACAGCAAGATCGATGGATTGAAGAAGAATTCTCGAAGAAACGAGCGTCTGAATTGATTGAAATTTTCGAAGAAGATTGACTTCTTTAAGAAATCCATTTATAATCACTTTATTGTGATAACGGAGATTGTTATGAATAAGCAGATTGAATTGTTTGACCAACTCGTTAAGCTGACGAAAGAAACCGAAGCTTTCTATAAGCAAGAATTCTTGCTGGATGATAAGATCTACTGGATCTTCAACTATCGGCTGGCAACTTATACCGATTTCATGTTGCCGGGTGCTTTGTGGTGTCGTGGTACGATGTTTGAAGTTACGAAGGACGGCGACTGTGTGCGTTTGGCATCTTTGCCTATGCCAAAGTTCTTCAACATCAATGAGAATCCAATGACGATGAATCTTGATCTGAATGAGATTGATTGGATTGAAGTTAAGTCTGATGGCTCATTGATGTCGACTTACATGCATAACGGTGAACTTCGATTGAAGAGCAAAGGTTCTCTGTTCTCTGAGCAAGCTATTGATGCAATGAAGTGGCTCGATCAACCAGAAAATGCTGATTTGAAAAAGAAACTTAAATCAGCCGAAGTTCACGGTAATACGGTCAATTTGGAATGGGTTGCTCCTTGGAATCGCATCGTATTAGGCTACTTGGAACCACGTCTGATTGTTCTTAATTCTATTGACGTTATTCAAGTTGACTGGAATCTTAAAGGATACATCGATTTGTGGTTTTCTGAATGGATGAACGCACTAGTTAACATGCAATCCGGTTTGTCTCATAAGGAATTCATCGAGCAAGTCCCTTCGATGCTCGATGATATCGAAGGTTTCATCTTTGTGATGAAAAATGGTCAACGAGTGAAGATCAAGACTGACAAATATATCAGTCTGCATCATGCAAAGGATTCGATTAATAATCCTCGTCGACTTTATGAATGTATCTTGGATGAAGGTGTTGACGATCTGCGTTCGATGTTTGCTACTGATGCTCTTGCAATGAAAACAATCGATGATATGCAAGAGAAGGTATCGACTCTTTACAATCATGTTGTCTATACTGTAGAAAAAGCATACGAAGATAACAAACATCTTGTTCGTAAGGACTTTGCTATCAAGATGAAGGCAGATATCAATGACTTGCTTTTTGGTTTGGTGATGAATCTTTACATCGGTCGAAGCAATGATTATAAGGATTTCATGAAGCGCAAATACAAAGAATTTGGCTTCAACGATCTCCAGAAGAATGCCGAATAAGTCTTTACTTTTCATAGAAGTTTTTGTATAATTGATTTATTGAAACACACTGGAGAGAACATTATGAACACTTTGACTAAGCAAGAAGCATGTGCTTTGCATGACGCTCTTTCTAACTTGAAGATTGAAGATTGTACGACTGATTTTCTGTCTGGTTTGTTGAAGTTGCGTCGAATCACTCAGAACAACATACTGGAATTTCATATTCCGGCTGGATATAAGCTTAGTGGCGTTAAAACACTCCGATGCTGGCTTGATCTTTCTTTGAAAGATGCTGTTGATATGTATAATGATGGAGTTCATGTAGCCGGAAATGTGCTTATCCGTTATGAAACTGATCGTATCGTCGTGGCAGCTGGCATCGAACCAGGAATTCGAGTTTCGTTGAATGGCAAGTTCGTATGAATCTGAAATTCATACGTGATATTCCTCTTGGGAAAATCTTTGTGGCTTGTTCAGGAGGAGCTGATTCTTTGGCTCTTCTGCATTATGCTCGGTCACAAGGACTAGATCCAGAAATCGCATACTTCGGTCATGGAGATGATGTACAAAAAGATGAACATCATTTCTTCATGAATCATATAATCGAACACAATTTCAAATTCACCATGATGAGTAATCATGAAGTGAAGCCAAATTGCAAGTCACCTAAAGAGTTCTATCGAGAGAAGCGCTATGCTTTTCTAAGTTCTCTGAATGGAACCGTTCTTCTGGGACATACACTTGATGATGTTGCAGAAGGATTTCTGTTTTACACAATTCGATGCGGAGAAGGTCATCTGATTCCATATCAACGTGACAATTGCATTCGTCCGTTTCTTTTGAACACGAAGCAAGATTGTATTGACTTCCTTCAGAAGATCGGTGTACAATGGTTTGAAGATCCAACAAACGAAGATCGGAAATTCACACGAAATCTTATTCGACATGATATGATGCCTCTTGTGAATCAAGTCAATCCTGGGTTCAAGAAGGTTGTTCGTCGGAAGCTGATTGAAAAATTGAAACGAGAGGAAATTCTATGATGGATTTGATTTTTATCGTGACCATTTCTGTTTTAGTTCTTGTGATTTGCATTTATACACTACTCTTAAAGTAAGGAAAATTATGTTATCTTTTTTGATTGGAATCATATTCGGCGTTTTCATCGGATTGATTTTTATTGCATCATCTTTCATTAAGAAAATGAATCGTCATTTCATGCGGTGATGTTGATTGTTTATTTCTGTGATGGTATAATCTATCTATTGAAGACATAGAAAGTTCTTTATGAAACACATTGATCCAGAATTTTATCTCGTTGGCGGCGCTGTTCGTGACATGGCGATGGGCATTGATCCCAAAGATATGGATTATGTCATTGTTGGAGCAAATCCAGAATGGATGATCGAGAACGGATATGATCAAGTCGGTGTTACATTTCCTGTCTATATGCATCCAGACCTCAATGGAGAATATGCTCTTGCTCGTCGAGAAAAGAAGACTGGGATTGGATATAATGGATTTGAAGTTCAGACAGAAGACGTAACTCTTGAGCAGGACCTCCAACGACGAGATCTGACCATCAATGCAATGGCTCTTGGTGATGATAATCAAATCATCGACCCATTCGGTGGGATGTCTGATATCGAAAACGGTATCCTTCGTCATGTGAGCGATGCTTTCAAAGAAGATCCGATGCGTGTTCTTCGTATTGCTCGATTCGCTGCTCGTTACGATTTCAAGATTGCACCTGAAACAGTCGAACTATGCAAAGAAATTGTTCTTTCCGGAGAACTTGATACAATTGATTCTAATCGTTTCTGGAAAGAAATCAATCGTGCTATGAAGGAACCTTATGCATATCGCTTCTTTGAGGTTCTTCTTGATTTTGATGCTTTTCTTCGTTGCGATTTCATTGGTGATGTATTTGGCGTTTTGATTAGAGAATGGGATGTTGTTGAAATCAAGAATACGCTAAATTATATCAAATCAATTGGTAGAGATGTTTCTGTTGATGTTATAATTGCGTCTGTGTCTATTGATAGACTCGGTCGAAATTTTGATAAATGCAATGCTTCTAGTAACGTGAAGTGGCTTGGGTGCGCTCGTAAATCGATGGAAAGATTCAAGTTCCCGTACACTGATGTGATTGATTTCTGCATCAAGTACAAAGTTTTTCATACAAAGAATGTAGAACAGCGTAAAGATCTTCTGGATTTGATTGATTGTAATCTTTCGGATATCGAACGTCGGCAATTTCATTACATCTTTGAAGAACTTGCATTTGAACCTATCGAAATTCCTGATGGACTTATTGGTAGAGAAATTGCAGGATACAAATTGAATTTCTATATCAACAAGCTTCGTGCTTACGAAGAAAGCAAATCGAAGCAATGAAAAGCTATATCGTTCTTGTGAGAAACCATATACCGGTCACTGGTGGATTGGGAATGTGTATGCAAAAAGCAGACAAGAAGCAAAACCAGAACTTCTGAAGATGGTTATGTCGATGACTCCGGATGGCACGAAGATTGTTAAAATAGCAGAAGGTAGTGTTGAAGTCAATATTATCAGTGAAGAAGATTGGGATGGATCTTTATAAGGAAAATGATGCCTAAGGACACACAGCAAGTATTAGTTGAGCAAAATATGCAATCAATCACTTTTGATTTCAAGATGGCAACCGAACTATTGGATATGTTCGGCGGAGAACCTGGAGAAGTAACTGTATGTCTTGGTGATGGACATAGCGGAAAAGGTGTCTATGCTTATTGGACAGAAATCCCAGAAGAAGGAACTGTTTTCTTGGGAGTTTCGGATGACGAGGCAATGCCAGAAAATAACACAGAACTATCTGCTGAATTCGATGTACGAAAGATCCTTCTGTATATCGTTCCAGGAGATGGGATGGGATTCGAAGTGTTTGCAAAGAATGTAGCAGATGTCGAAGACAAACTCACAGAATTGATTATGCGAGTAGATGATTTACAAACAGAATTGGATAATAAACGCTATGAGTGAAAGAATTGTAATTTACACATGTCCGATGTGCAATAGTGACAGAATCACTGTTACAGAAGAACATGTGATCATGATTAATACACTAGAGCATTATTGTCATAGCGTCAAAGCTCATGATTCGGATGCTAAAGTATCATGCCTAGAATGCAATTGGTCTGGAATTAAACAAGATTTACTATAAGGAACAAAATGAAAACATCTGAACAATGGTGGAACGAAGTAAAGAATGACCAAACAAAGCTTCATGAATGGCTTTTGAAGCAATATCATGGAGAACTTACTGCAGCGCAAAGAATTTTTGATATGCAGTTTGACGACACATCTCCGGATCACGCGGGAGTTCTTGCAAAGATTTCTTTGCAAGAATCAACTCATGCTAGTTGGGTTGCCGATCTTCTAGTCAGCCGAGGAATCGATCCTAACGATCACACAGGAACCATGCGTTATTGGAATCAGGTAGAAGATGCTGCGATTTCTTTCGAATCAAAAGCTGCGATTGCTACTCTTGCAGAAGGTATGCGACTTGAACGAATTCGAGTCATTGCTGCTGATGAAGATGCACCAGAAGACATTCGTAATGTGTTTCGTTTGATTCTTGTTGATGAAGAATGGCACGAAAAGGCATTTGCTTCTATGACTAATCAAGAATCAATTGAAGCAGTGCGTCCATTTCACAATCTAGGAAAAGAAGTTTTGGGACTTGAAGCATAAAGAGCTTTACTTTCCATCAGAAGATTGTTATAATTGATTTATGTTGAACATGGAGATTGTAATGACATCCCTAAAGATTAATGATAATATCGGTCATCCAAAAGGATTGACTCCATCAGCTACAAATCCAGGTAGCTGGTATTGTTGTATTAGTTCTCCATCAGAATTTTTCAAGAATAAAATTTATCTTTCTGTAAAACGGAACGATATATTTCTTGTTAGCATTTTTGACGGGAATACGATTGCGAACGATTGTGGATCATATCTCTTCGAAGAAATTTCTGAAGTAGAAATCACAGTGAAGTAAGAATTTTTGGATGATTTTCAGCAAATAAATTTACAAGCCCAAGCTCTAGATGTGTGGTTCGTTTCCACACCATCCGACAAAATTGGATGTCGTTCAAAGGTAGGACCAGAGCCTCGTAAATATCATCCTGTTTAATGAATGCTTAGTCCGGCTGTGGCGCAGCGGATAGTCGCAACCGCCTTCTAAGCGGTAGGTCGCTGGTTCGAATCCAGCCAGCCGGACTAAGCATTTTAAAAAGAAAGAAAGAAATAATTATGAAATCTGAAAGACTGAAAAAAGGTTACTGGGCCAAGGTTACGACATGGGAAAACGATGCCGATAACTATCAAACAAATGAATTGATTGGACTCTCAGAAGAATCTGTTAAATTTCTGATGAAATTGTGTGAACGTCATCGATCTACGCATTATAACGAAGGTGGATTCGGGAATATGTACGATCCATCTTCAGAAGAAACGAAGAAATACTGGAATGCAATTCATGAAATGCTTATTGCTGATCCTGCTGGTTACGATCTTTTTGAGATAGATGAATTCGATGAAGATCATATATGTGACTTCATGCATGATCTTGGTCTTCATGGGTCGAGTGATGATTTCTTTACTCGTGTTTTTGATGACATTAAAATCGTATACGTTCCTCAAGACATCACACTTAAAGATGTAACTTCGAAGTTTATGTAAAGATGTCTTGACCTTGTTTGATTTTTTCGTTATAATCAATACATGTTGAACAAAGCGCTTGTGATGTAATAGGTAGCCATGCTAGTCTAAGAAGCTAGTGGAGAAATCCGTGGGGGTTCAAGTCCCTCCAAGCGCACCATTTTTGGAGATTGTTATGATTAAACTTGCATTGATTACTTTCTTTGTTTTCTGTACTTTGATGATGTCTTACTTCTTGATTCATACAGGAGTCGGACATTTCGAGACACAAAGCAATCATGCTAAGTTCATCATCTATACAGCTCTTATCTTGCTTGCGTACAAGATCACATATTTCCTTTTTGATCTTACGCATGCTATCATGACAGAATAAGGATATTTTCAGCAACTAAAACACAGCAATCAGGAATTGGTAAGGAGTTCGATTCTCCTCGTCGAAGACATACTTTCGATGTAGCTCATCGGTAGAGCAGTTCCATCGAAAAAGATATCCTGATAATTTTTGAAAAGGAAACACTATGAAACTCGTACATTTTACCCCAGATCAATTGATTGAAATCGCGACAGTTTTCAGTCTTTCACTTGACAAAATCAATCTTTCTTCTAAAGAATATGCAACCATTCGAGATGGAAATGTAATCAAGAAAGGAGATTCCGTTTGGTGGCGGTCTTCTAATGGTCCAGAACTAGTTATCAGCAGTAAAGATAATCATTGGGGTAATATTAAAAATTATCCAGATTTGTATCAACTCACCGAACCAAAAACAGAAATCATCTATCTGGATTAAATCAGATACATTGTTTGAATACAGCAAATCAACAAAATCAAACCGAAAGAGAGAATATAATGAACACTTTTGTTAATAACATCGACACACCAGAACGTTCCGATTGGATGGGGTACAACAAAGATATGACAATTACCGATAACGGCGCTTTGTCCTATTCATCTTCTCTGAATCATAACGTTGACCTTTTCTTCCGAATTGGTTCTGCACGCGGGCAAAATCTGAATAAAGAATTTGATCTTGCTTTTGCTGAAGATCAAAACATTGCCGTTCGTATGTTGCAGTGGGTTCGCGATGTTCGCGGCGGTTCTGGCGAACGTCAGACTTTCCGTTCCATTCTGAAGCATATGGAAGCAAATGAGAAATACCATTCTGCACTTCTTCGTGTGATTCAAAAAATTCCAGAAATCGGTCGTTGGGATGATATGTTGATTTTTGAAACTCCTACGTTCAAGACTTTTGCATATATGATCATCGAAACTGCAATCAAGCAAGGCAATGGTCTTGTGTGTAAATGGTTGCCACGAGAAAAGGCGAATCGCAAGGAAGACACTCGCATTGCTAAGGAACTTGCAGAATTCATGAAGCTGACTCCTCGTCAATATCGTAAGATGTTGGTTGCTGGAACCGAAGTCGTTGAAAATCAAATGTGCGCTAAGCAATGGGATGTGATCGATTTCCAAGATGTTCCTTCTGTTGCTACGCGTCGCTATGCCAAGGCATTCGAAAAGAATGCAGATGTAGCGTATGCTTCTTACTTGGAACAGGTTGCTTCTGGCGATGCTAAAATCAATGCTTCTGCAATTTTCCCATATGATGTGACATCTGTTGCAAATCAATACAATGCAACAGCAACATCAATTAAGGCTGCTGGTCTTCAATGGGATGCTTTGCCTGATTACACAAATGGTAAGCGTATTCTTGCCATGATTGACTTGTCTGAATCGATGTCTAGTGCTGTTCCAGGTACGAAACATTCTCATCGCCATATGGCAGTGAGTCTTGGTCTCTATGTTGCAGAAAAGAACAAGGGCGCATTTAAGAATGTTTTCTTGGCTTTCTCTGATAGTCCTGTTCTGGGGTTTGTGACTGGAGAAACTATAGTTGAGAAGTATCGATCCATCGAACGATCTGTTGTTGCTTACTCTACCGATTTCCAGAAAGCTTTCAAGTACATTCTGGATCATGCAAAGAAGAACAATGTTCCGAATGAAGAAATGCCAGAAATTATTGTTGTTCCTTCTGACATGCAGTTTAATCAAACTGGTTCTGATACAAATTTCCAAGCAATTCGAAAGCTGTACGAGAATGCTGGTTACGTTTTGCCGAAGCTTGTGTTTTGGCAAATGAATGGTTCGAAGACTGATTCTCCTGTTCGTGCTACACAAAACAATGTTTCGTTGATCTCAGGATTTAGTCCTGCTATTCTGAAGGCTGTTCTTGGCGATGAAGATGTTTTGGAAACTCCAAAGGAAGATCCAATTGAAACAATGAAGAAGGCTTTGCTTATCGATCGTTACGATTGGAATTAATTTCAAAAAGATACCAGATGCTTGACCTTATTGGTCTTCTTCTGGTATAATCATATTTTATGGATACATTATGCATTGGATTTTACAAAATAATCTCTTCAATGAAGATGCTTACAAGTTTCTCTTAGAGACTCTTCAGAAGTTTAACATTTCTCACTCTATTCATAAGGTGATCCCTTTTGTTGGAGAGCTCGTTGATCCTCCAGAGCTGCAAACAAAGAATGTGATTTGTATGGGATCGTATTCATTGAGGCATTGCGCTAAGAAATATGAATGGACTCCTGGTGTTTTTGATCTGGAACCTTTTAATTTTCAGGTACAATTGAGTCATTGGGGAAACAATATGTTGAACTATGATTCTGCAGTAAGTGAGTTTCAACATGCAGAAATTACAGATGAATGTGCTTTTGTTCGTCCGATCGAAGATTCAAAAGTTTTTGCCGGTACTGTATTTGATAAAGAAGATTTCTACGATTGGAAACGTAAAGTTTGTGTTCTGGAACATGATTACGGAAATAGTCTGACAAAAACAACTCTAGTGCAAGTTTGTTCGCCAAAGCCGATATATTCTGAACATCGTTTCTGGATCGTAAAAGGACACATTGTAACATCATCAACGTATAAACTTGGAAGCAAGATTGTGTATCTTCCTCTTGTTGATCAGAGGTTCTATGACTATGTTAACGAAATGATTTCTATATGGCAGCCTCATGATGCATTTGTAATAGATGTATGCGAGTGCTCCGAAGGACTTAAAATCGTCGAAATCAATACACTGAATTCTTGCGGTTTCTATGCTGCCGATCTACAAAAACTTATGATTGCGCTTGAAGAAAATTTCAACGATGCTTGACCTTGATTGTTTTCTTCTGGTATAATCATGACAATACGAAACAACATTAAATCAAATGACAAAAATTCTACACATCTTGAATGAACTGGAAGCAACATCTTCCAGGCTCGATAAGGAAGCTATCGTAGCAAAGCATGCAGACAATGAACTTTTTAAGCGAGTTCTTTCTGTATCTATGGATCCGAAACTTAATTTCCATATCTCGAAGACGCCCACTGAACGATACAATAATGGAGATATCACAACACTGGATTCTGCTATTGATTTCATTCTGAATGAGTTTGCCACAAGAAAGAGAACTGGTAACAACGCCAAGGCTGCATATGCAACTCTTCTGGGAACTCTTGATCCAGAAGATGCAACGGTTCTTGAGCGTGTCATTAAGCGTGATCTTCGTTGCGGTGTGAAGTCTGCTACCGTGAATAAGATTCTTGGCGAGAATTTCATCTATGAACATCCTGTTCTGCTTTGCGAAAAACAATCAGTCAAAGCAATCAATCGTTTGTTTGAAAATAACGAATACATTTTCTGTCAATTGAAGTCTGATGGTGCTCGCGCTACCATTGCAGTTTTTGAAGATAAAGTTGTTGTTCAAACACGAAGCGGTGAAGTTCTTGATTTCGGTGATCGCTTTGATTATCTTCTGAATTATCTGGTTGGCTGGGTACTTGATGGCGAGCTCCTTACTCGAACGAATGGAATTGTTGATGATCGTAAAGTCTCGAACGGTATCATCAACAAGATTCATAATGGCACGGCTTCTTCAGAAGAACTAGACAAGGTATTCTTGACTGCTTGGGATATGATTCCATTGCAGAATTTCATTACGAAGAAGAAAACGACTGTTGCATATGATAAGCGTCTCGACGAACTTGCTTATCATATTAGTGGAATCGAACCACACAACATCGAATTGATCGAAAGCGTCAAGGTTACTTCATATGAAGAAGCTAAGATTATTTTTGATGAATGGATGTCTAATGGTGAAGAAGGAGCTATTCTTAAGGCGCCTTGTTTGCAGTGGGAAGATAAGCGTTCGAAGGATGCTGTAAAGATCAAGGCAGAGAATACAGCAGATCTGAAGATCATTGGATGGGAATACGGTCGCGAAGGTAAGCAATATGCTGGTATGCTTGGCGCATTGGTGCTTGGTACACGAGACGACGAACTTGAAGTGAATGCTGGTGGTGGCTATTCTGAAAAGGACCGTGCTACTTTCCTTGGTTTTTCTCAGAACCGAGTAGAATACTATGATGAGTTCGGACCAGAAAACAAGTTCTCGAAATTTTACACTATCGATGGAATTTTCGACAAGGATTTGTTCTTTGCTGGTTTGCCTGAAGTAATCGAATCAGAAGTCAATCAAATCATTGGAAATATCGCTGAAATCTTGTATAATGAAGTAATCAAGTCGAAGGGGAAAGATAAGTCTTCTTTGTTCCTTCCTCGCTTTGTGAAACTTCGATTTGATAAGAAAGAAGCTAACTCAATCAAGGAACTGAAATGATGTTCAACAATGCAATAGAATTTTCGACTTTTATTCAACAAAAAGCTACAGAAAATGACGTTGGTGTGTTAGAATACCTGACACATTACGTTACAGAGAATTCAATCGAAGAAGAAACAATTCCAGAATTGCTGACACCAGCTCTGAAAGCAAAGATTGAAGAAGAAGCCCGTAGACAATATTCAATGCCAAAGAAAACAACCGTGGAGATTGATATATGACAGAAAAAGTACGACACAAACATGCTGATCTTATCATTGCATGGGCAAATGGTGAGACAATTGAATTCTTTGATACTCTTCAGGAATCTTGGAAGGATATTGGACCATACAGTCCTTTGTGGGACCCTGATAGCGAATACCGTATCAAGCCAAATCTTGTTGAGAAGTGGAGGTGGGTATACGAGAAAAATGGCAACGTTTATATTTCTAAAGATTGGTACTCAGAAAGACATGTTAACACTGTTAATCAATTTCTTTCTGAGAGCCGATACATCCAAAAGATTGATTCGTCTCGTATCGTAGTTGAAGAATGATTCCTCTGGATTCTGCTTGGAATCTTTATCTTGCTACTCGGATTCATTACATGAGTGGATACGACGCAGTCAAGTATAAAGGAAAACTCAAGGCAAGTCAAAAAAGACAAGAAAGGCCAGATAAAATTCTGGCCATGTCTTCACTTACAGATTTTGATGACAAGAGAGATCTTGTAGAATTTTGTGCTGCAAATTTTCTACATGAAAATGATGGATTTCTTTACGCATCTCAGGATGATGCAATGACATTCTATCGAGATTGGAAGAAATATTGGGATTCGATTGATTATTTCCTAGAGGCTGATATTTCATCAATCGAGATATCTATGCATAAGAGTAAGAAATTTCTATGCGGCTATATCGAGAATGGATTATACGAAGATGTCCTGATGAATAAGGTGAAACGAGAAACTTTATGTGTCATAGCTCATCAATTGCCTGCTGAATTCGAAGCAATGCAAGGATTTGGTGCAGACAGATTGAAAAATAGAGTGAAAAAGACTTTACCATTGATCAAGAATCGTTTAGAATCAACAAACATCAACATTATGAAAGAACTTGATTATGATCTCATGCCGACGTCGATCAGACATCCTGATCAACACATATAGTGACATAGTGGTTCCGACAATGATCGAGAACTACACAACAGATATTGCATATCAAAGACATTCTGTAATTATTTCTACAGAATCAGACGAAGAAAGTATAAAATATCAGCTTTCTCTGATCGGCATTGATGATAGCATTCCAATCTTTTGCAAGAAGAATCCAGATATCTCTGACTCTGAGCATAAGATCTGTGTTATTAAAAAATTGATTGATCTGGGATATGAGCACGGATTTCATTTTGATAACAACAAAGAAGATATCGATGATTTGATGTCAGTCTTTTCAGGAATCCGCTGCGTCAGAATTCTATGACTCATAATCATTCATAGTGATATCGTAAGTCTGTGCTTATTGTTGACTGATGATGAAATTAATCATAAATACGATATCACATGTACAGATTTACGAGGTTATATGAATTTTCTACTAAAACTTTTAAGCGGACCAGATAACAACAGCCCAGATGTAGCAAGAGTTCTTTTGATTCTTACATGGATCATCTGGGCGATTGCATGTGTGATGTTTCTTTATCGAGCTCAAACACCAGATTCTTTATTATCTGGTTTTCCTACTTTATTCGGTATTGGATCTGGATTACTTTTATCTGGTGCTAGCTCGATTCTCATTAAACATATGACAGAACCAAAACCATGATTTATTTGTGAGCAACTAGACGAACATAATCTCTGATATGTTCTTTATCCGCTTTGGTCTTAGGATCAAGCGGATTTCTTATTTCATCTTTGGTTGTATGTGTATCATCGGTTGATCTGAGATATCGGTCTGTATTCACCGGCTTATCTTCTTTGTTATCCCATCCATGAACATTAACTCCCGGCATTCTTGAAAGATTCTTCCAAACATTTAATCCAGCTTGAGTATGATCGATATCTGATTCCATGATGTTACCATGATCCAAAAGATGATGATATAGATCATGTGCTCCTATTGCTTTATGAGCTTTATCATTTGAAGTTAATTTAATAACTCTCATTGTTTCTGGAGACGCATGATAAGGACGTTCATATGATAGAACATGATGGATAACACCATTTGCATCATGAGTTACAATTTTTCCAGATGGTTTATTGTAAGATTTTCCTTCGAATTGAGAAACATTGATATGATGACCGATCTTTCCCAATGATTTTTCTGGTCCATGTGCAGATTCTAAATAATCTTTAACATCATGTACTGTGTTTCTGCCATAGAAGATATCATCGCCAAATTTTTCATTCTTTGGGTATTTGTCCATCATCTGAGCTTCGATCAAAAATTCTGATCGTAAGAATTCTTCTGATAAATCTTTCTTAGATGCAACTAGACGAACATCATGAAGAATGTTACGTCTACTTTCTTTTTCTTCAGGATCTTTATGCCAATCATATGAAGCATGAGTATCATCTGTGCTTCTCAAGAAACGATCAGAGTTAATTGATTTATCATTCTTTATATCATATGCATGAACATTAACTCCAGGTATTCTAGAAAGATTCTTCCAAACATTCAATCCTCCTTCTGATTGCTCTTTATCAGACATCAGAACAAATCCTTTGTCCAGAAGATGATCATATATTTCATGCATCTTTACATGAGAATTTATATCTGGATTCTTTGTACTAACATGCGTTACAAGTGTATCTTTATGAAATCCTTCTGGATGTTTTAAATGAAGCACATGATGTATGTTACCTGAATCATCATGTGATACTAAAAATCCAGAATTTTTATCGATTCCTTCAAACATCTTCAATCCAAGATCTCCGACTTTCCCTAGATCATGAATTGGAGCATTATGAGCAATGTAATGGTTATATCCATTCTTCTTTACATTTTCTATTCCATTATGATATAGATTGTAATGACCAAATGTTTGATTCTTTTCAACATCTCGAGATAAAAATACTTCGTTCAGAACAAGATGCTTAGCAAACTTCACGATCAGCCTCTCGACAAGTTCTTTGTTTGCAGCAATCAATTCTTTGATGTCTTCTTCAAGGAATGCAAGATTATTGGATCTGGCTCTGGTGCTGATTTCTTCGGATAGGAAGGTAGTGGTAACAGCCCTTGCTTCGCGTGCAACTGAGGCTTGTTTGATCGTGTTCTTGGGGATGATTCTTTGATACGATTCGACAAGATCAATCAACGAACCATCTTCTTTCAGTTGATCAAAGATCTCTTGTAATGTCGGAACTTTTTCTTCTTTATGATCTTCTCTGAGTTTTGTTTTTCCCAGACGATCAGATAGCAAATCTTCAGATGTTCTTGCTATCACAGAATCTTTTCCTTCTTTCTTTTTCTGATTTTTCATGTACTCAAATGCAAGATAAAGATATCCATGATTTGATACGTTATCTAACTCTTTCAGTTTCAAATAAATATTGATCAATTTGCTCTGAATGATGTATGATGGAAGCAATGCAGAAAAGCACTCTCCGAGATAGTCATGTAAAAGATAAGACACTTCAGAAATCTTATCTTTATCAACTCCAGAAGACTGCAGTCTATCTAGAGCAATATGAAATTGTTGTTGAATGTTTGTTGTATCAGAATGCATAGTGTTTGTCCAAATATCTGTTGAATGATGAATCTTCGTTCTTAGAATTTTTCTTTCCGGAGAAATATGAATTGTTCGTTGTGTTTACAGAAACAGAAGGAGCACCTGCTGCAGCCGCTGCTGGAGTAGCTTTTTCTGGCAGATCTTTCTGGAGATCTTTCTGTGCTTGATTTAACTGTTCTCTTTTATCCTCTTTAGTTGAAACAAGATCGTCAAGCCATTTAGCTGTTTTCTTCTTATCGATTAAACCGAAGGAAAGAGATTCTACTGCTCCGCCAGCTCCAGCTTCTATCTTTTCGCCTGTCGTTGCTTTTCTACCTTTGATATCCAGAACATTCTCTGCATCATTGTAAGACTTATAAGCATCGAAACCAGATAATCCAGCCATCACTGCTTCGCCGATGAATGGAATAGCTTTTGTTGCTTGTTTAGCTCCTGTTTTTGCTGCTCCTTCCGCACTCGCTTTTCCGAATATTTTCTCTGAAACTTTCTTAGCAGCATCTTCTGCAGATTCAAGTAAAGATGATCCTTTCTCTTTAACAAACTCGTAGGAATCTTTGACAAGCTTCTTACCAGACTCCCAAGCAGATGACATGAATTCTTTCATCTTAGCAAATCCTTCTTCGAAAAGTTTCACAATGTATTCACGTGCACTTTTCATAGAAGCAATTATTCCTGTAACGATAGCAGTTGCAGCAGCTATGATTCCACTAGATCCAATATCTGGAAGATCTGTATTTTTAGTTTCTGATATGATGTTAGCATCAGAAACATCATGCATATCACTTCTTTTAGATCTGCTGTTTTCATCTGTAATCTCTGATTGATCTATTGGAGAAGCTGATATAATCGAATAAATCTTGTCAACGCCGATTGCAATCTTCTTGACAAATTTCAGCGTATCTATTTGAAATTTCTTTAGTAGAGCTTCTTCTTTCTGATGATTTTGACTTGAGAATCTGGTTTCTGATATGATGTTAGCATCAGAAACATCATCCAATTTACCTCTTTTTTTCCTCTTGAAAGATTTCTGATCTGTATCAAAAATCGTATGAATATTATCAAACCCTTTTGTTAGAATGTCTTTGATATCGACAACATTAGCTGCAATTGTTTCGAGGATAGAACTTGATTCAATCTTATGCAAATCACCATTAGCAACAAGAGATCTGGAAAATTTATTTGGATGGATCTTTTCTGTATCTTCTTTCTTATTGTTCATGTCTTCTAGGTCGCTCTCATTAGATTTCTTTTCTTTACCATCATCGAGCTTCTGCTTTTCAACTTCAAGTATTTCCTTCAAAATGTCATTATTTTCTTTAAGTTGATCGGCTTGTTTTGTTAGAAGTTTGATCTGTTCTTTGAGAATTTTATCGGCGGTGCTAAGATCTTCATCTTCTCCACCGATCATTTTGTTCAAAAAATCTCCGGTCGAATCGACTGCTCCTAGAGCAGATCGTGTGAGAACATTATTTCCGAAAGCATTATATGTTCCTTGTCTGACAAAATTCATCGGAGAGATGTTATCTGACAACTGAGAAGCGAGAGTAGACGAATACTGAGAAAGTAAAGATGATTTCTGATTCTTTGTTCTGGCATTTGGATCTCCTCCTGGAGGAGAATTTGATGGATTTGATCCATGTATGTTAGGTAGATTCATTTATTTTCCTGCTTTCTTCTTTCCATCTCTTGCTTGCGTAAAGTTATGTAAACATCGAGTTCAAAAGGAAACATGTCTTCTATTTCTGTTATAGTAAATCCATGATCAAACCGTAAGAACGTATTTGTGTTGTAATACGATTCGAGTGAGTCGGCGATCATGGCTATTAGAAAAAATCTGATAATCCTTCTAGATGGATGTTATGGTCGTGTTCACACTTCGGACATTTATATTTGATGTCCTGCTTCATTGTTGGGATTGTTTGAAGATGATCATAGATCTTTTTCATCTGCTTGTCATCAAATTGTCCCATCCAATCAATCAATTGATCTTTTGTATAATTTGATATGTCGTAGACTTCAATGTCGTCAAATATAGATTCGATCAAAGATACCATGAATAGCTCTGGATTAGCATCATTACCAGATGCGTATTTGATATCATCAAATGTTGGAGCTTTGAAAGTCATTCCGATAGAATCTGTCACCATCAATTTTGGATTCCATGTTGAAAGATCAATCTTGATATCATTCAGGTTGTAATTCAACTGAATCGGTTCTTCACAGTTTTGACATTTAGTTCCAAGTTCTACAACATTTCCAATAGATTGGATTCTGAGTTGTATGAAGAGATATGCTGCATCTGAAACAGGAATTTCTTTGATATCGACTGTGTCAAATGTACAAGATTTGATTACATCACGTAATGTCTCAAGTGTAGAATCCCAATCATCTGCATCTTTAGAAAGTAATAGAACCTTCTTTTCTTTGTTCACAAATGGTCTATATTTGATCTTCTTCTTCGAGATTGGAAGTTCTAGAATGATAGTTGGATGTGATACGATTGGAAGCTTTTTTTGTGTCATAAATTATACCATGTTGAAATAAAAATACCCGGACATTCCGGGTATTTAAAATGGCGAAAATTTGAAATTATTTGATTTTTGTTATCTTGAATGTTAGATTTCCAGCGGCTGGAGTTTGTGTTGCTCCTGATGTATTAGTGAAGAATGCTTTAACTTGATCTGTTGCTGTTATCTGTGCTGAAAGAACACAATTTGAAAGAGGTTGATCGTAAAATACTTCAACTTTGTCTCCTATAACGGCACCAGTTGCTGTTATGGCTCCAGAAATAAATTGACTTCCATTTGCAATAGCAGTAGGAGTTACAGCAGAATATGCAAAGATAGGAACAAAGCTATCTGCTTGCCATTGCATGTTAGCAACCGTGTTATCTGCTGTTCTGACATATTTCAACGGATACCCTGCTGTAGGTGGATCCAATTCCAAGACATCGCCCGGATATCCTTGTATCGAGTTAGTTCCTGCTGTGTTTGTAGGTCTAGCTTGATTGTAAGGAATCACTCCTTTGAATCTACCTGCTCCCCATGATGCAGCGTTTACCATGTAATCCGTTGGTCTAGCTTGATTCCATGTTTGCCACGCATACCCACTAATACAATCTCCGATATCAAAAAGATGTAGAGCTTGTGTGTGTTCTGGAATTGGAATGTAAGCAATATCAGAATACACGGTATTAGCATCTAATGTCTGTCCAGTAGCAGGAACTCTAAGTACGATAGCTAATCTTGGATAATATCCTTTTGAAGGTGTTCCGCTATAGATATTTGCAACAGGATACAGCACTAGTCTAGTTGATGTGCTTGTTGCATTAGCTGTAGGAGCAGCTCCGTTCTGATTTGTTCTATTGGTTGATGTCTGTCCTGCAAGATTACCGCCTTGAATTCCCATTCTATGGAAAAATCTACGAGGCCAATCGATCGCATACATAACACGATAAAAATACTGAACAGTTGCTGTGCCTTGAGAAGCTTTGCTCCAAGGAGGAGCATTTGGATTTAATGTAGAATCGTAAATTGTTTGGGTTAAATCCATAACATAGATTCCTTCTGATCCCATTTGTGAAATGTTTGGGATAGAATCGATGGAATGATTCAAATTTATCCTGAGTCCAGAACTAATAGAACCTTCTTTCGAAAGAAGGTGGGAGTAATACGTCCAGTCCATGAATTCTGTGATTGCGTCGGTTGTTGTATTCCATTGACCAACGATGATTCCAGTTCTATGTTTTTCTCCGATGTTACCATTTGGCGTAGCTACTCTGAAACATTTTTCTACATTCAATGTAGATGAATCATCTATAGCAATATCACATCCAGGAGACACCATCCAAGAGGCACCAGAATTATAGATGAACTCGAAATCACAATTCTTGATAGATAGGTGTGAATTATTCTTAATTCTAATCTTTGCTTTTGTATTTTGCCAGTAATGCGATCCAGATACAATAAGTGACGAATTATCTGTTTCTATGAACTCGCTCGATGATTCATTATGTCTTCCCATGATATTGACAGCTGTACAATTTGTCAAGAAGATCGATGCAAAGCTTCCGATGATTGTACATCCGCGATTATTCATGAGTTGGATTGAACCACAACAAGACTCGATCACAATATCATCACCAAGATTAGATATTACAATTCTTCCACGAGTTCTATCAGGATTTCTATCGTTTGTGATGTTTGTATCTGTCCAAGAATAATAAGAATCGACTCTCTTTAAATTCAGACCATCCATGTAGACAGATGGAACAACCACTAAATCATGTGCATATAATGTTCTGATGTTTGATATCTTAGCAGGAGCTGATGTATATAAGAAATGTACAGGTACATTCCAATCATTTGGATCTTGCTCAATCACGATGTTTTCAAACACTGTTCCTCTGATCCCAGGATATGCTAATTTCCAAATAGAGCTAGAGAATGTTCCATCTGGATTGTATGCTATGTTATGAGTGAACATGTATCCACCTGGGAACCTAGCATAGTGATCTTTGTATACAGAATTTCCTTGACCATCGACCGCATCAAATCTGCCAGCGTTAGCCGTTGTACATCTAAAAATTATTCCTGGGTGTGATACTATACCAATCGTAGCTGGTGTTTTGATCTGGGCGCCGATCCAATATACGCCAGGCGGTCCTTGTAATGTTACAATCCCGCCTCCAAGAGCTGCAATTTTATCTATAAAATTTTGTATTTTACTATGAATCGGGGCTGATCTAGACCCGCCGTCTGTCATCACTAGAGTATGTGTATCTCCAGATGATGGATTTGCATCCAATACGCCTTTTTGATTACTTGCCATGAAAAATCCTTCTGATTGTTCATTACTTAATTATTCAGATTTTGATTTTTTGATATGTTCCAGCATTTCTTTTGTTGTTCCTACGAAAGCGATATTTGTGGTTCCACCGTTGTTCACAATTGCGCCGGATGATTTATCACTAGACATCATCTTTAACTTCTTCTTCTTTTCATGTAGAGTCATCAATTGCATGTTCATTTCTGTTAGGTTTGCTAGATATGAATTACATACTTCAAAAGCAGAAATTCTTTCTTCGGCTTTAGCAATGTGTATCAAAGCAGAAAACGCTTCTTGACCTTCTCGAATCATAGCATGCATGTTGTTACGAATCATAGCAACATCTTGTTCCATATCGGATGAATCTGGATCGTTGATTACTTCGATTGCTCTTTGTTCTGGATCAACTATCTGAACTGTTGCTAGTGTGTTTGTTTGATTAGCTGGATCATACAAGGGATCTACTCCAAATAGTTCTGATAGTGATTTATCAATTTTTGACATTATCCACCTCCTGCTTTTCTTATAGCATCATTCAATAGAATTTCAACATACGCAGGAGTTGATGGTACAACTGGGCTCCAAACATCTGTTGGTTTAGCTTTTATCACAGGAATTGTACTTGGTCTAGTAGACATTAAAGATGATTCCCAGGTCTTATACACAAATTGAACTTGACATCTGTTGTATTCTCTGGATGAAGTAGATAGAGATATATCATTCACTAATTTTGGATAGACGTTTTTTAATGTAACAGTGTATGTATCTTCTTTGTTTTCGTTGAACTGAACGATATCCAAATATTCTATCATATAGTCTGCCTGATATCTGAATGTTCCAGTCTCTGTCTTCATAATTCCCATGACCCAATCATCGAAGAACTTCTTGACAGACATTCCAGCATCGCATATGAAAGAGCACACTATAGGCGGATACATCTTATCATATGGAACTTCTCTTCTGATGCTATCATCTCTGATTGGTAGTGTTTCGATCACAATCTCTGGAAAATGTACTGCATCTGCAAATAACTGTACAAGATTTACGGTTTCTTTAGAATTTGGATATTTGTCGACATTAGTTGTCATGAATTTAGGAGGAGACAAATATACAGCAAATTTTGATGATTTTGCTACATGTCTTTTCTTTATTTCTGCTGAAAATTCTGCTAAAGTTCTACCCATTATGCATCCTTCGGTGTGTAGAATTTATCGCCGTGCTTATCAATAGCATCTACAATCATTGTTTTTCTTCCTGCTAGAAGATGCGCAGACACTCTATGATGTCCGTCTTGAACATAAAAAGTTCCGTTCTCTTTAACAACAAGAGGAACTTTTTCTGCTTTGCCTGTATCTTTTTCGTATGCTATGCTAATGGCTCTGTGTACGCCTTCTCTTTGAGCAGTAGGCTGACCCTTCCCGATATTTTTTAAGTCAATACGAATGCGTCTAATACGTTTCTTATCGGAATCATCGACGTGATACACTCTTCCGTGTTCTTTAAAACCAACGTCGGTCAAGAAGACTTCTTCTTTATCTGGATTCTTGAAGAATATTTCTTTCTTTGGAACTGTCGGAAGATCTTTTAAATTTGATAAAGCAGTTGAATGTTCTTCTTCAGAAAATTTTCCGTTTTCTTCGAATTCTTCAACAAGACATTCGAATGATTCTAGTAAGTGTTGTTTAAATGTTATCATGGTTTATAGTTTGGATTATTTTTAATTGCATTACGAACATCTCTGTCTTTATCTCCTGCAAGTTTATCCATGTGTTCCTTATGAAGAGAAGGATTCTTTGCTAGGCTCCAACGAACATCTCTGTCTTTATCTCCTACAAGTTTATCCATGTGTTCTTTATGAAGAGAAGGATTCTTTGCTATGTTACGACGAACATCCGAATCTTCATCTCCTACAAGTTTATCCATGTGTTCCTTATGAAGAGAAGGATTACTTGCTATGTTATACCGAACATATTTGTCTTCATCTCCTGCAAGTTTATCCATATGTTCTTTCGAACCATATCTAGCTAAGAATTTCTTATGTTGTTCTTTGATCATAGATATTTCATCGACTGTTGCCAGACGAAGTTCTTGTCAAGATAAGTTTGATTCGGTCCCTTATTGAAATTCTCAATCGGAAGCAAGAGAGCCATGAACCATTGATTACTTGGAATCTCCATGAATTGTGATTGGACTCTATCCAAACGATATTTCTTCACAGCAGAGTTAGCTCCACGATATCTGGATATTCCTCCAATGTATTCCCAAGAAAGACGAAGCTTTGTCTGTTCGTCTAGCTTCTTGTTTGATGCAAAGTCAAGCAAGTTCTTCAATAGAACATAACGAACCTTGTATGGCAAGTAATGGAAGTTCAAGCCAGTAAACGTCTCTTCATCCGCTGAGAACGGTATAACTAGAGGCAAGGAATCATAGTAAGGCAACGTTTTCACGCCTAGGGGATAGTATTGGTACAGGTACATCTTTCCAGGCGTTATAAGGGCTTTTTGGCGGCCTGGCGTAGACATTGCAGAATTACGAGACACCATGCCTCCGAGTCTCTTTGCTTGTGCAGCAAACCAATCTTGAGACTTCCTGAAGTCATCCTTGGTGTATGTGACTTTGGTTGATAGTTGATCTAGGTTATAACGTGGCATTTATTAAAAGTCCGCGAATGGATTCTTCTCGATATCATCAATAATCGTAGAAGCTTCTTGTTTTATAATATCGGTCTTGTCAAACACTTGTTCTTTCTTCTCTGGAATGTTTTCCGGAATGATCTCTGTTCCGTCTTCTTCTGCAATAGGAAGACCCGTTTCATTACTTATATTCTGATTTAAGAGGTCGAATGTTGCATCCAATGCGTAGTTATCAACTTCATCAATTCCTGTATCAAATCTTTCTGACGAGAATGTGAACAATTCGCATTTGAGCTTGTATGTGTAGAGCTTACCTAACTGATAAAATCCACCTGCTCCTTCGCCCTGATGATCAACATACTTGATTTCAAACAGAGAATTGGTCATCGCGAACCATATCAAATCACCTTCACATGGTCGATTAGGAAGAATTGTTACGCCATATTGTCCTACTGTTTTCTCCCATTCTCTTCTTCCGACAGTGAAAGTTGCTTGTTCGTTCACGAAATATCCAAACTTCTGAAGGAAAGCTCCGCCTCCGCCATAATTATCAACTTGATCCAGATAGCATACGATCTTATACGATCCCTTGAACTGAGAAAGACGATCTTCTCCGAGAACTTTATCAACTGCGACTAGAGAACGAGGAATATAATACATCTCTTGTCCATACATCTTGATAGACTCTTCTATTAGATCCTGGACCAAATTTGTTTCCGAACGATTTCCTCTTGATGGAAATAGATGATTTGAGCTGCTCATAGACAGTGTCTTTCTTTATAGTTTGATCTGGCATACGATGCTACTGCTGGATTTTCATCGCTAGAAAGCTTCTTTAAGATATGATCTGGAGATTTATAGCTAGTAGCTAAAGAAGCACGAATGTCATCATCTGGATGATCTGATAATCTAGCATATATGCTATCTGGTATATTCTTTCTTGATCGTTCAACAATGTTTGTTATCAGATCAGAATGTGCATGATCTATAACATCATGCCAATGTTCTTCTGTTGAAGTTGGATGATCAAGAGCCGCTCTTATTTTTATTCTGGTATCAGATCCTAGCTTTCCTAAGCAAGAATCGTTTTTCTTTGACTGTGATATTATATGATCAACATTAGATTTATCCGAATTTGGATGTTCCATCAAATCTGCTACGAAAGACTGATTCATCGCTCGATTTGATATAATTTTATTGATATGATGAGGTTGCAACATTGGATTTTTCTTAATCGTATTAAAGAAAGAATCTCTATCTATCATCTTATCTAGATGATTTGCAGATCCGTATCTGCAAAGGAAGTCTTTGTGTTGTTCTTTGATCATCTTTTTGCAATCCCAA